ACGCAAGTAAGCCGACTCGGAACGGGTTCGTTCATCCTTATGTACCAAATTCTTCTTAGTTTAATAGTAATTGGAGCACCACTTGACTGTGAGACTGCTTCTGAACTAATAGACACTGCAAGAAATAATCCTAATAAATCTGAGCAATTGGAAATAACAAGGGTTGTGGTAGCACATACTGATCCAGTATGTTTTAAATCTAAGGACGCAAAAGCCGACTGAAGGAACGGGAGTAAAAACCCCTACTACTTACAGGAGAAACCAAATGGCACAAGTCACATACCGTGGTGTCGTATATGACACTGACAGAAACAAAGGAAAGCAGACTAACAAGGTCGATCTAACTTACCGTGGTGTAAGACAAGAAAAAGAACTTACAAGTATTAAGTGATTGAAACTCTAGAGATTTGTTTGGCATCTGCCATCTTTCTCACAATCATAACTGCTGAAGTCAAGTTTCTGTATGGAAAATAAAATGAAGGGGTTGATCCCCTTCTTTTTTATGCTATAATAAATAAAATGAAAATCTTATGAATAAAAACAACCTCAAAAAACTCATAATGGATTTAGAACGTGCCATGTCTGAGTTAAAGGCTGAAGTTTATTCTGATGAAAGTTCTTATCTTTCATATGAAAATTATGAAAAACTTAAAGATGAAAATGATCCATCACTTGATTACAGTCAAATTTTTGAGGATGACGAATGAGATCTAAAAAAGTTTTACACGCACTTAAAAAAGCTCTTCAACAAGATTATCTGTATGATGAAAATGAATTAAAGTATATGAGAGAACAATTGCTTATTTTGGAGGATGAAGTGGAAAAGAATAGAAAACAACAATCAAGAGGATTTGGTCAATGACCGTTAATCTAATAAGCATCACACCTGATGCAGAGAAAACGATGGCACATATTGCCAGAGTTTCGAATCCAGACAATCAAGATAATCCAAACTATGCAGGATTATTGAAGTATTGTATTAAGCATAACCATTGGTCTGTGTTTGAGCAATCATCAATGACACTTGAGATTGAAACTACTCGTGCAATCGCAGCACAGATTCTAAGACACCGTAGTTTTACGTTTCAAGAATTTTCTCAAAGATATGCAAAGAGTAATCAGTTAGGTGAGATTGAATTACCAGAGTTGCGTAGACAAGACACAAAGAATCGTCAGAACAGTATAGATGATTTAGATGCAAAGGTTGTTGATAAACTAAATCGACAAATGATTACTCTGTTTAGTTCTGCTCAGAGTCTTTATAATCAGATGATTGAAGAAGGAGTGGCAAAAGAATGTGCTCGAATGGTATTACCACTTTGCACTCCTACAAAGATCTATATGACAGGTTCTTGTCGTTCTTGGATTCATTATATTAATCTAAGATCAGCACATGGAACACAAAAAGAACACATGGTTATCGCAGAGGGATGCCGAGAGGTGTTTACCGAACAATTCCCCTCTGTATCAGAAGCCCTTGAATGGGTCTAAATAACTTTACATTACTTTATAATTATGGCGACATACCCTGTAGTTAACAATCAAACTGGTGAAAGAAAAGAGGTTGTGATGAGTGTGATGGATTGGGATAAATGGACAGAAGACAATCCAGATTGGAGTCGTGATTATTCAGATCCTTCAACTGCACCTGGCATGGGAGTTGAATCTGTTGGTGATTGGCAAGATAAATTAAATAAAAAATATCCAAGTTGGAAAGAGGTTATTAAAAAATCAGAAAAATCCGCTGGCATTCGAGGAAGATTAGCAAAGAGAGGCATTGAAACTTAATGGCAAGAAGAAAAAGAGGATCAAGTTCAGAGCAACCAATTGGTGTTGGTTTAACTGCAAAACAAATGAAAAGAAAAAAACCATTAAATAATGGTTATCTCATTGATATTGAACCATTATCAGATAATCAAAAAAAATTATTTGATTTCTACAATGATCAAAAAAATATAGTTGCCTATGGTTGTGCGGGAACTGGTAAAACTTTTATTACATTATATAAGGCACTTGCTGATGTTTTAGATGAGAGCACTCCATATGAAAAAATTTACTTAGTAAGATCTCTTGTATCTACAAGAGAAATTGGTTTTTTACCTGGTGATCATGAGGATAAAGCAGACATCTATCAAATACCATATAAGAACATGGTAAAGTATATGTTTCAGATGCCTTCTGATGCTGACTTTGAAATGCTCTATGGTAATCTAAAAGCACAAGAAACAATTAAGTTTTGGAGCACATCTTTTATTCGTGGAACTACATTGGATAATGCAATCATCATTGTGGATGAATTTCAGAATTTAAATTTTCATGAACTTGATAGTATCATTACTCGTGTTGGTGAAAACACGAAGATTTGTTTCTGTGGTGATGCGAGTCAAACTGACTTAGTAAAAACAAATGATAAAAATGGTATCGTTAATTTTATGAACATCTTGCGTAAAATGCCATCCTTTGGTATAATAGAATTTGATATTAATGACATCGTTCGTTCTGGACTTGTCAAAGAATATCTTTTGTCGAAACTAGAGATAAATTTTGATGTTTAATCATGTAGACTTAGATCTTAAACCAATTCCAAGAGAAACAATAGATGGTATAAGATATTATAAAATTCCTGATGAAGAGGAACCACTTAAGTTAGTTTCTATTACATCTATTACAAGTCATTTTAATAAACAGATCTTTCTTGATTGGAGAAAAAGAGTTGGTAATGAGGAAGCAGATCGTGTAACAAAAGCTGCCACAACTCGTGGAACAGATATGCATACACTAACTGAGCATTATCTAAAGAATGAGAAGTTACCAAAAGTTCCTCCTATATCTGATTTTTTATTTAAAATATCTAAGAAAGAATTAAGTAGAATCAATGAAATTTATTCTCTAGAAGGTGCCCTATATAGTAAACAACTAGGAATTGCTGGAACTGTCGATTGTATTGCAGAACATGATGGTGAATTAGCAATCATAGATTTTAAAACATCTAAGAAACCAAAACCACGGGAGTGGATTGAGCATTACTTTGTTCAGGCTATGGGGTATGGTTGTATGCTGTATGAGATGAAGAATATAGCAGTTAAAAAATTAGTCATTATTATGGCATGTGAAAATGGAGAATGCGTTGTTTATGAAGAAACTGACAAAACCAAGTATATCAGACTTCTTGGTAGATACATCGACAAATTTGTCAAAGACAAACTGGAGTTTTATGGAACCAAACAAAGAACTTGAAAAAGCAATAGAGAGTAAGTTTCTGACTCCTACGAAGTTTTCGATGGAGATAGAGAAGATAGTTGCTGAAGAAAAATTAAATTACATCGATGCAATATGTCAGTATTGTGAGATGAATGACATAGAGATTCAATCTGTAACAAAACTCATTACAAAACCTCTTAAAGAAAGGTTGAAATATGATGCAATTCAGTTAAACTTTATGAAGAAGACTTCTCGTGCTAAACTACCTTTATAATGAAAACTTTTAAAACAGTAGTACCACCAGTTTTGGGTTGGTTACAAGTTGAATTAGATGATGAGGAGATGAGTTATCTTTGGAAACTTATAGAAAATAAAAAAGGTAATACCAAAGATATTCTTGCAGGTCAAATAGACTCTAGTTGGAATCTTCATGATGAAGACGATTGGTTTTTAAATAATGTTTTAAATTTTTGTATTGGACAATTTTCTGGTCATTTTGGACACCATCCAAAATTAATGCCATATTTGCGTCAGCATCCTTATCATATTGAACATATGTGGGTTAATTACCAAAAAGAAAATGAATTTAATCCATTGCATCATCACAATGGTACATACAGTTTTGTAATTTGGATGAAAATACCAACAAATTTTGAAGATCAAAAAAAATTAAAAATTGCATCTGAATCAAATAATGATTCAATATCAAATTTTTCATTTGCTTATAATGATATATTAGGTAATAATAATTCACATTATTATTATATGTCTAAAGAAGTGGAAGGAACCATGTTATTTTTTCCTTCACAATTATGTCATCAGGTCTATCCATTTTATAATTGTGATGATGATAGGATATCCATATCAGGAAATATATCTTTAAAAACTAACCAAACAATGTAGAGAAATGAAAAAATCTGAACTTATACATTGGAGACTTCAAGCTATGTTAAGAGAACATAGTTTTCCAGACCTAGCATATTTGGGTGTGAGACCTGACAGCATCGGTATGCCACAACATTGGTATATGATAGGTGATAATGAAGTTCCTTGTGATGCAATTACAGAATTAGAAAGTGATGAAGTAGATGAAAGTGACACCATTTGAAACTTACCAAACTTATCTTTCAATGAAGAGTCATTTCACAAGTAAAAGGTATGACTTTTTTAAATATGGTGGAAAATCAAGAGCAACGATGACTTCTTTTAATAAGAGAAAGGATAAGTATTGGTTTGAAAAAACATCCAGAAAATATTCTGATCAAGAAATTACTGATTTTTTACTTGCAAACTTTGTAACTACAAATGCCCCACAAAACTTATGGATTGGAGAAATTATAAATTCTGGAGAAAGAACGTACGCAGATTGGATGAGACGACAGCAGAGTTTGACTTACTTGTTCAAAGAACAATCAAAAAAATTACTATCGGAAAAAGAATTAGAAGAAGTATTCAATTGTTCGAGGGGTCATCCACCGATACTCAAAAAGTATCTGGGAGGAGAAATAAGTTTAGAAACCTTAGTGATCTTCGAAAAAATCTTTTCTTTTGGAAAAAAATTTAATCGTAAACTTAAAGACCCAGTGTGGGAAACCGTCAGCATGAAAATAAAAAAATATATACCCTTCCTAAATATTAATGTGTTCCAGTATAAAAAAATTTTAAGAGAGATTGTCAATGAGTAATTTTTTTGAATCAGAAATCATTCAAGGAGAACTTGAAGAAATCAATGAACTTCAAAAAATTCTTTATGGTAATGTAATGCAATTTCCCACAATGGAATATGATGAACGAATGGAGCACATTGACCTTTTGACAGAGTTATTGGAAAAACAGAAAGTTATGTATACTCGTCTGTCACTATCTGATGATCCTGAAGCTGTCAAACTGAAGGAACATTTACATAAAACAATTCCTTTAATGGGTTTTCCCAAAGGAACTGATATAAATTTGCTCTTTGAGGGCATGAGAGAAACAATCTCAAAACTTAAAGACAATATTGACAAATTATAATTAATCCATTATAATCTAAACATCCAAAGAAATCCAATTTAATCCGAGGTATCCAAATGTCATTTGCTAATCTTAAAAAGCAATCAAAATTAGGTTCTTTAACTGCAAAGTTAGTTAAGGAAGTTGAAAAATTAAACACTAACGGAACATCAGGTGATGACCGTTTGTGGAAACTAGAAGTTGATAAGTCAGGTAACGGATATGCCGTTATTCGATTCTTACCAGCACCTGATGGTGAAGACTTACCGTTTGTAAAACTTTATAGTCATGCATTCCAAGGTCCTGGTGGATGGTATATTGAAAACTCTCTCACTACACTTGGTCAGAAAGATCCCGTATCAGAGTATAACTCTCAGTTATGGAACAATGGAACAGATGCAGGTAAGGATGCTGCTCGTAAACAGAAACGTAAACTTACATACATCAGCAACATTTATGTTGTAAAAGATCCTGCCAATCCTGAGAACGAAGGAAAGGTATTTTTATATAAGTATGGTAAAAAAATCTTTGATAAACTCACAGCAGCAATGCAACCTGAGTTCGAAGATGAGGAAGCAATCGATCCATTTGATTTTTGGCAAGGTGCGAACTTTAAACTTAAGGCAAAGAATGTAGCAGGATACAGAAACTATGATAGTTCTGAGTTCACTACTGTCACTCCTTTGCTTGATGATGATGACGCACTTGAATCTGTCTGGAAGAAAGAAAACTCTCTTAAAGAGTTTGTCGATGCCGATCAGTTCAAATCATATGATGACTTAAAAAAACGTCTAGAGTATGTGCTTGGTAGTAAGAGACCAACTAGTGTGATAGAGGAGGAAGATACTGATCGTGGTGCTGCTGAAGAGTTAGTTACTGCTGCCGTATCTACAACACCATCATCTGTAAACGAAGATGATGATGATGCTCTTTCATACTTTCAGAAACTTGCAGAAGAATAATTAATTTGTAACTCTAGTATTTTCTGTTTTTGCCAATTTATCGTTTACAAATTGAGATGATCTCTTATAGATCATCTCATTTCTTATGTCATTTAAAAATTGTTGTAAATATTCTGATCGAAGAACATCAATATTTCTTTTTTCTTCATTTAAAATACTTTCATATTCATAATATGTTACCCCTCTAACAGGATTTAATTCTGCGTTTATATTTTCTGGATTTGGTATTTTAAAATTATCATCTACAACTTTTCCTTTTGGTAAAATAACAATTCCACGATTGTTTTTGACTTCGGTTGTCTCATAATGCCTGACTTCATTAATTTTTGTTAAACCATACTTTGATAATGTGAAGTCATATAATTCCTTGCTTGATAGTGGCCATTCATCACGAACATTCACAATATTTGCTGTGAGTAAAACTACCCAATCAAAATTAGATTTTCCATAAAGTTCTTTCGCAACGTTATCTGGTCTATCTCCATCATTAATTTCATATTTGTTGAAAATACTAAAAACATTTTTTAGATCATCACGTATTTTCATCCTACGAAATATATTTTTTGCAGTAATATAACTCTCACTCGAAATCCGATTTGAATATGGTGATTGATATTGTAAATTTGGTAGTTCTCTGAAGTATCCCATTAGAATCCTGTACCCTCCAGACCTTCTTCTACATCATAATCTTCAGAGTAGATTGGATTCAACTCTTGGAATGTAAGATCGATTTTTGTATGAACGGGTGCGGTATTGTCATAAGTGGCATATGTTCCTGCACCAGTATAATTAACTCCAATATTTAAGAGTGCCATTGGTTTAAATTTATGTAAAAACTGATGATTTTTTGCACCAGTTTTGTAAGTTAGTTGAAACACATCTGGTGATTTTATGAAGAGTCCACTACTATTCTCACCAGTTGAACTATTTTTTGCATTTAAACTTTTTTTGAAAGCACGAATGATTTTTTTAATTACAATACTTTCATTTTCATCTCTGGGTGCAAAATCAAAACTAAAACTAAACTGTCTTAACTGAACTCCACCAAATAATAATTCCATATTTGGATTTAATATTGCTCCAGTTTGTCTTGCAAGAATACCTGTTGCATTTGTTTTCCCACCAAGAGCGTTAACTGCCATAGCTGCGAAATTTGAATTAATAGCCTGTATTGTCATGTCATCAGACAATAAACTACCAACAGCTTCTTTAGTCCCACTGGTTAGTGCTTTTGCTGCTTCCGCACCACTTTCTGCCGTAATAGTTTTCAACCCAATTCCAAGAGCAGTGGCGGCAAGTCCATTCAAACTATCTTCACCCCATGTTACACCATTTGAATCGGTGATTGATTCTGGAATTGGAAGAAAAATTGTACCTAATATAATTTCTTTATTTTTTAAGGATTCTGAACTTGATTGTAGTCGGAGAGATTGTCCAGTGCCACTTGTTTCAAATCCTGGTGGTTGATATTCAAGAACTTTAATTTCAAGATAATCACTATCACTTTCTAATCTTGCCACGGGATATCTAAGTGATTTAAATTTTCTATTTCTTGTTTTTCCTGTATTAGTAGGTCTACTAGACGCTTTAATTTCACTGTCTAATAATAGACCACCATCACGATTGATTGGTCTACCAGTTGCAGTATCATATGTTATTCCTGAAACGGTATAAGTTGACATTTATATCTTTTTTTAACTATTTAGCTGCATTTTTCCAAATGGCAGTTCTCTTACATCAGATAACTCATATGAGTTGACTTCATATAGTTGTCCAACCAGTTCATTGTACGTATAATTACGATATTGACCCACATGAAGATTGATGCCACGAAAACCCCATTCAAATACATCGGTCACTGCGACTAATGGATTCGAATCGTATTGGATGTTGGGAGTTTTGGCACTGTAAACAAATACATAATATCTTCCGACACTTGGAGATGATGTTGCTGTTGTACTTAAATTATCCATCAACTCAATCATGATATCATCAGCTTCTTCCGTGCCAATAAGACCATAGACTACAGATCTCACACGATTTTCTTTATCATCGGTGGGATAACTATTCATTTCTTGATTCCTAATTCATCTTCGGTTAATACTTTAAACTCCCACATTCGATCCTTACAAAACTCTTCTGCTGCTTTCCACTTTGCCTGATTTTTTGCATATTCATAGACTTCGTAGATATATCCCTTCGTTTTTTTCTTTTTCATCTTCGGTTCGACTGTCTGTTTCTTAGGTTTGATTTCAATAATGTATCTTTTTATTTTACCATTAGATTCTTTGACTTTGATATAAAAGTCAGGAAAATAACGATGAACTTTATTATCAATGGGTGATCGGTAGGGTAATACAATCTCCTCACTTCCCCATTCAAGTATTTTCGTTTGATTATCACAATAAACCATGAATTTTCTTTCCCAAAGTGATCGATATATTATGTTAGATGAATCACCTTTGTATTTTTTTGGATTCGATGGTCTATATCTACCTTTATATGACATCTAAATAGATAGTAAGACAAAATATAAAGTATTTAGATGGTTCGTCCTAAGAAAATAGCTGATATCAAACCAATACTGACTAATGTAGCTCAAACATCTCATTATCAGGTGTTCTTTGATGGTCTATCAAGAGACCTATTTCAGTTTCTTGGTACAAAGGGGGTAAATAGGAGATTTATAACAGAGAACGCTGGATTATTATGTAATCAAGCATCAATACCAGGTAGTTCTCTTGCAACAACTGATATATTTGGTAATTTTACTGGTGTACAAGAAAAATTTGCACATACAAGAATATTTACAGAGTTATCACTTGATTTCTATGTTGATAAAGATTACAAAATGATAAAGTTTTTTGAACACTGGATAGATTACGTTGCAACTGGATCAGAAAAGTCACCAACATCACCTTTAAAGAAAACTGACTTGGGATATTTTTATCGAATGAGATATCCAAGAGGTTCGGCAGGTTATAAATGTGACAAGACAAAAATTATAAAGTTTAATGTTGATTATCGTTCAGAGATAGAATATACTTTCTTTGGGTTGTTCCCAATTAATTTTTCTTCTACTCCTGTTCAGTATGGTAGTTCTGATGTGCTGAGAACTAATGTAACGTTCAGTTATGAGAGATATATTGCAGGAGAAGAAACAAGTCTCTCTTTTAATAGAAAGAAGAGTGAGAACATTGAAAAGGCAAGAGTCTAAACCAAAATTGACTTTTAATTTCAAAAATCGGGGAAAAAAAATTCCCCAAAATTTTTAGTTTGTCAGGATTTCAAAAAAGTCCTATAAATAAAACTACTGAAGTGCTATAAACATTATGCCATTACCAAAAATTGCAACACCGACGTATGAGTTGGTTTTACCTTCTTCTGATCGAAAAATAAAATATCGACCATTTTTAGTTAAAGAGGAGAAGATATTGATTATTGCAATGGAATCTGAAGATCAGAAACAGATAACGAATGCAATTAAAAGTGTAATTAACAATTGTATACTATCAAGAGGAATTAAGGTTGATAAATTATCTACTTTTGATATTGAATACCTCTTTTTAAATATAAGGGGAAAATCTGTTGGTGAGAATGTCGAGGTTCTCATTACATGTCCTGATGATGAAAAAACACAAGTTCCTGTGATGATTCCACTTGATGAAATTAAAGTTCAAAAACATCCTGATCATAACAAAGATATAAAATTAGATGATAATTTAGTATTAAGAATGAAATATCCTTCTTTATCAGAATTTATAAAAAGTAATTTTGATTTAACTGGTAATATTGGAGTTGAGGAGTCATTTGATTTAATTATCTCATGTATTGATCAAATATACAATGAAGAAGAATCTTGGACATCTGCGGATTGTACAAAAAAAGAAATGGTTGATTTTTTGGATCAATTAAATTCAAAACAATTTAAAGAGATTGAAAATTTCTTTGATACTATGCCCAAATTGTCTCATACCGTTAAAGTGACGAATCCAGAGACAAAGGTAAAAAGTGATATCGTTTTAGAAGGGTTATCGTCTTTTTTCGAGTAGGTATGGCTCATGCAAGTTTAGAGTCATACTATAAGATTAACTTTGCTTTGATGCAGCACCATAAATATTCATTAACAGAGATTGAAAACATGATACCATGGGAAAAAGATGTATATATTGCTCTTTTAGAACAATATATTGAAGAAGAAAACTTAAAACAAAGACAACAAGGTAATGGATAACTCTCCAGCATATGAAAATTTTAGTAATAAGATGACTTCAATGCGAGGTGGTGTTGGTGGCAGCCCTATTTTAAAGAGAAGAAAGATAAATGCAAATAAAGTTTTTAATAGAGAAGGATCAGATCCTCTTGTCAAGCAAATAGAAAAAAACTCAAGAGAGATAGTATTATTAAAAAATGTCGTTATATTAAATACTAATCGAGTTTCTCAGATATTAGTAAATGACGCTGAGAGAGAAAAGTCAATACAAAGAGAAGCACAGAGAAAACAGATATTAAAAGATGAAGAAGACAAATCTAAAAAGAAGGAGGGATTATTAGAAGGTGTTGGTAAATCAATAAGTAAAACTTTACTTAAACCTGTAGAGGCAGTTGGTAAAACTGTGAAGGGTGTATTAGGTCGATTAGCTGATGCTTTTATGTTACTTTTTGGTGGATTTATAGCAAATAAAGGAATTAAAATGATTCAGGCACAAATGTCTGGTGATACTGAAACATTCAAAAAGATGAGAAATACTATAATTAAGTCAGTCGCAGTGGTTGGTGGTATATTTCTTGCTTTAAATGGTGGTCTGTTGGCATTACCTAGCATTATATCTGGTGTGGCAAGTGCCGTCATTTCTATTGGTGGTGCGATATTAGGATTTTTGGCAAGTCCAGCAGGATTGATTGCACTTGGACTGGCAGCGGGAGTTGGTGTGTTGTTTGCTATGAAAAAGGGTATTGATGCTGCATCAACTAAAGGTGCTGGTGGAGCAAAGTTTAAACAAAAATTTGATGATCTTAAAGGTCCTTTAACGGAAGCTGGTATTACGGTGAAAGGAACGGGTAAAGATGAAAAATTTTATGTTGGAAAGTCAAATAGTAGAGGAAGAGGTCAAAAAACCGTAGAACAGGCAGGAACACCCGAACAAAAAGAAATCGTTGCAAATTATATTATAGAAAGAGATAGGGTGATAGGTATAAGAGATAATATGAGATCTGATATGGAATCTGCAGAAAAGAAATTGAGAGATGAGTCAGGTGGTGGTAGAGCTGGATCTAAAGCATTACAAGATTCAGGTGCGATTGGTGATGCAAAGGCAGAAATAAGATCGAAGTATGAATCACAAATTAATGGTGTAACAACATCTCCTAATATAAACTCAGTTCCTAAAAAAGTAAGTGTCTCCACACTTAATGAAGCACCTCCAAATATTGTGGATGCAACTACGAATGTAGGTGGTGGTTCAGTTGGAACGTCTGGTAGTGGAAATCTAGCATCTTCAGTTCCAAATATATCTGCATCAAATTCTGATAATAATTTCACATTATACTCACAAACTCAATACAATATTTTAGTATAATATGGCAGCATCAGCAGTTTTACAAATCGGAGCAAAAATAGCATCAAAGTCTGCAGGTGCAATGAAGGGTGTCGCTAAAAGTAGTAAGAGATTAACAAAGTCTGTGCAGAAAAATATTAAAATTAAGAAAAGACTGAGAGCAACCTCTGAAAGGTTTCAAAAACATAGAGAAGAGAAGAAAGAAAGACAGGAAAAAGAATCTCTCCTAGAACAAGAAAAATCTCAAAAAAGGGGGGAGCAGCAAAAATCAATGGGATCTGGAAGAGGACCATTAGAAAGGTTAATGGCACTTGTTCAAGCACTTTTAGTTGGATTTGTACTTAATAAATTACCTCAGATTATTGATTTTATCAAAAAAGTAATTAAAGTAATTCGTGATATTGTAGATAAATTTAAAGCATTTTTTGATGGTGTGGTTGGATTTTTTAAATCTATTGGTAAGGTTATTGGAAAAGCTTTCGATGTCATATCAAATTTAAATTTTAATGATATTGGAGATAAAATTAAGGGAGTATTTGGAAAACTAAAAGATGCATTTACTAATATAAAAGACAAACTTTTAGATGGTGTTAAGAGTTTTCTTGGATTAAAGAAGAAAAAAGTAAAAAAAGAAATAAATCGAGAGTTGACAGATAAAGATTTAAAGGATAAAGAACTTAAATCAAGTGTCAGTGATGTTCAAAAAACTATGGCATCAAAATCTGATGAATTTAATGATACAATAAAAACAATTGAAAAGGCAGGAACAGGTGTTGATATTGTCGGACCTGAAAATTCTAATTTAACTGAGCAAGTTCAATCAACTATCACCAAAGAAAGTGACGGAAAACCTACAAATTTAAAAATGGAAGGATCTTCTAGTGGTAAATCAGGTAGTGGTAAGTTTACCATTATAAGAGAGGATGGATCCACAACAACTGACTTTAGGGAAATTAAAGCAGCAAAAGAGGCATATCAGTTAAATATAAGTAAACCTAAAAAAACAGTGAGCACGACCACAATCACACCAGAGAGGAAATCTAAAAATACTGTAATGATTGTTGGAAACAAAGGTGGTCAGTTTCAATCACAAGGAGGAATGAGATCTAAAGGTAAAACTAAGATTATAGTTCAAAAAGATAACAGTATTAAAGATCAATTCGCCTTATCTCTATTTTAACATATGTCAGCATCAGAAGCATCCAGTTTTGAAGAACTCATACTTGAGTCAAATGATCAAGAAAGAACAGTTGATTTGAGATCAGGTGTTGTCAGTATTGATTATTATGAGGATATTCTCTCACCTACTGTGACTGCAAAAATAAGAGTCATAAACACAGGTGATAGTATTTCACCTAAAAATCCTCAAGATTCAAGTAAAGTTGATGGTGCGAAACAATCAATTTATAATGGACTTCCTCTAAGGGGTGGTGAGAGATTGTCGATGAAAATTATAGATCAAGGAGAAACACAAGCAGGATCAGAAAAAACTGGACTTGATTTTTCATCAGATCCTAAAAAATATTTGTTTGTATCAAGTATTACCCAAGTTCTTCAAGAAGAACAGAGAGAAAGTTTTTTACTTAATTTAGTATCAAGAGAAGCAATCACAAACGAAACTACTAGAGTGATGAAAAGATACAATGGAACAATTAGTAATTCTGTAAATAAAATATTGAAAGATGTTTTAGTGGTAGATGAATCTAGATATACTGTGGAAAATACAAGAGGATCTTATAATTTTGTTGGTAATCTTAGAAAACCTTTTTCAACATTAATATCATTAGCATCTAAATCAGTTCCTGATGTTTCAAAAAATGCGACAGCTGGATTTGTATTTTTTCAAACTCAAGATGGATTTAAATTCGCATCTATTGACTCTCTCATCAAAGAAAAGTCAAAGGCAACATATACCTATACAGATGTAAATGAAAGTTCAATAACTCGAAATAATGATTATAAAATTCTGCAGTATAGTGTAGACAAGAATCAAAATCTAATCGAAAATTTAAGGATGGGAACTTATTCATTTGTTAGATTGGCATTTAACCCTTTAAATTTTGTTTTTTCACAGACAAAATATAATTACGGGGCAAAAGAGGGTATAAAAAATCTTGGTAGAGATTTAGAGTTACCTAAAATATCTGATGATGCAACTCAGACATTAGATCAACTTCCGACAAGAGTTGTATCTCAAATTGTTGATGTCGGTGCAACAGTGGGTGTATCCACCGATACTAATTATTCTCCTGAAGAATATCAAGGACAAAATATTGTTAGATATAATTTACTAATGACACAAAGTTTAAGTATGACTGTTCCTTGCAATACAGATTTAAGAGCTGGAGATGTTATAACTTGTAGATTTCCTAAAATATCAAGAGAGGATTCTATTGAATTTGACCAAGAAACGGGTGGTAAATATTTAATAAAAGAATTATGTCATCATTTTGAGGCAAAAAGATCATTTACTTCTATGACATTAGTGAGAGATACATTTGGATTGACTGGAGACGAATCATGATAGACGAATCATTACTTAAAACTAATTTTGTAGGAAAGGATGGTTTCCGTTGGTGGGTAGGTCAAATTGCACCATCAGCAGCACAAGGGGAACAACTTGCACCAAAAAAAGGAAGTAAAACATGGGGTAATCGATTAAAGGTTCGTATCATGGGATATCATCCCTTTTCAAAGGCAGATTTGCCTGATGAAGATTTACCATGGGCTAATGTTATGCTTCCCTCTACATCAGGAACGGGAGGAGCAAATTTTGCAACATCTATCGAACTAAGACCAGGTGATGTTGTAATTGGATTTTTTCTTGATGGTGAAACCGCACAACAACCCATGATATTAGGATCTTTTGCAAGAACAAAAGATGTTGGAAAGGATTTACCCTCAGAATCAATTGGATTTATACCATTTACTGGATATAATGATAATATATCAGTTGTAAGTGGTACATTGAAAGAGGATGAATCTGGTGGCACAGACCCAGATTCACAAGAATCTCCTGTCACACGAAAAGTAGGTAAAGGTGAAGATAAAATATCAGCATCATCTACTTTTGGGAAGTCAGAAATACCTGCTGATGCTTGTGCAGATAATTTTATAGGAAAAGTATCTGCAAGTTTGGATAATTTACTATCAGTTGCGAGTGAAAGCACAGATTTTTTATCTGATGTTGCGAACGTAACTAAAAAAATACAAAATTTATCAAATAGTGCAGTGTCAACAATGATGGAATCTTTGTATTCAGGTATGATTCCTGAACTTCAGGGAGGATTGGATTCATTGTATAATAAAGTATATGGAACTGTATTTGCAGCCACTCAAAATAGTGGTCTTGCAAAAATTGCAGGTATTGAAGCACAAAAAGCACAAGTATCAAAAGTGAAATCACTTCAAGATGATCTTAACTGTTTGAGTGGTAAAGTCGTTAATGGATTAGGACAAACAATTCGAGATATGATTACATCAGCTGTTTTTGAAGTGGTGGATACTGGAACATGTATTACTGAACAATTAGCTGGTTCACTATTAAATGGAATTACAAATGATATATCATCAGCTCTTGATGCACCACTTGAAGGATTGAGTGATATTGTTCCAAAAAGTTTTAAAGTTCAAGATTTTCTTCGAAGTAGTTCTGACGTATTTAAATCGATTGGTGGAGTATTAGATTGTAATCAAAGTGATGGTAAATGTGTGGGTCAAGTCAAAAAATTTACTCTTGGATACGGTGCTGCTAGAACATTCGATTTACAGGATGCTTATGATAATGTTTTAAAAAATATGAATATTGCAGACACACTTGGTGCCGATAGTGGTCCTTTAACAAAACCAGACTGTGCGACTAAAACTTTTTGTGGACCTCCAACTGTCAGTTTCTTTGGTGGTGATGGTATTGGTGGATTGGGTCGAGTCATATTAGGTGGTATTGTAGATAATACAGAAGGATTATCTGATGTTACTGCGGATGTGAGTCGAACTGCAAGTATTATTGGTGTTGAGATTACAGATCCAGGTTCAACATACTTCACGACTCCTCCCGTTGTAAGTTTTGAAGATCCATGTAGACAAGGATATGGTGCAGTTGGAAGATCTATTATTGATTATGATCCAAATTCAAATACTTATGGTCAGATTATTGGTGTAGATATGATTTCTGATGGAGAAAATTATCCGAGTGCGAATACTGATGATGTTATAAATTCTGATGAAACTCCTGTTGGTGTTATTAGAACTAAAGTAATAGATGGTGGACAAGGATATATTGATGCGTTTGCAGATGGATATAATTTAACGATTGACAATGGTGTAATTATATCTGCGACTCCAATAAATAATGTTAGAATTACGGAAATACCTAAAATTGTTGTTTCTTCATCCACAGGTGTCGGTGCACTTATCAAACCAATAATAGGTAGATTACCTCTTACTCCACAAGGCGATATAATTCAAGTTATAGATTGTGTAGGACCAGAAACTAATCAAATTGTGGGATATGTAAACGGTAAACCATATTACGGTCCTTATCATTTCCACCCTAAAACTGGTGAAAAAATGGTAGGTGCAGTTCACACTTCAGTGCCACATGAAATAATTTATGACACACCAGAGCAAAGTTTCACACCATCTGTTATAGGTGTCGCATCAACCACCACACAAGTAGACACTACAACGGATCAACCAACTATAACTCCAACATCAACTATGACAAATAATACATCAACGACTCCACCACCAAGCACTCCTCCACCAAGCACTCCTCCATCAGGTGGTGGTGGATATGGAGGTGGTTACTAATGGCAGAAAAATCAAATCAAAATTGGGAAGCAAGAAGGATTGATAGTAAAGGTCCTAAGTTTCGACTTGATGTGAATAATCCACAGATGGGATCTGATGGTCCAAATACATATTTACAATATGCTGTTACAGATAATAAGGACAAACAGTTTTCTGCTTTAAGTGAATCTGGAGTTTATCGACTTCATAATGAAAGAACAATTGAGGTGGTTGCAGGATCTAAGAATAGTGGAAGTGATACTTCTGTTAAAATTAGTTCAGTTGAGGGAGATATTACAATAACCGTGATGGGTAATGGTCAGGTAAAAATTGCTGGAGGAAGTGTAATTGTTCAGGCAGACGAAGATATTGATTTAAAAGCTGGTCGAAACATAACTTTAAACGCTGCATCAACAGTGACTTTGAAAGGAACAAAGGTACAGGCAAAAGGTCTTATTGGCAATTTGATTGAGAAAACTGCTGGTGGTTTTTTACAGAGAGTATTTAAAGGTAGTTATGTTGGTGAGGATTATCTTAAAAATCCTCCTGCAGGTGATAAATTTATATCTGGACCAGTTGTTTCTGGAACTGGAGATGTACCAGATTTAGGTAGATAGTGTAAATTATGAATATTAGCACAGTTGGAGACTCATTAGATACACCAATCATTAGTTATACTCCAAATGCAATTGATGAGTATGTGGTTATTGTAAATTTACCAGAAGATTGGGAGATAGTTCATAATTATATTATTAATGAAAATGAAATTGATGGAATACCCAATCGAAAGGTAAACTGTTCAAACATTCAAGAATTTTCATTAAGAACTGCCATATATGAGATGAGTGTTGCAGAGTCAGAAATTCTCAAAACACATGATAGAGTTGAAAGTGTAGAATTAAATCCTGATAAGTATCCACAACCAGAATCTCAACATACTGCAAGATTTGGAAATGTTGTTGCTTTCCCAAAACCATTATTACCAGGTGGTATAGGTAACTTTACTCCTGGATATACAAATAATGTTCGTTCAAATTGGTCTATGTTATTTGTAAGTGATCCAGACAGTAAACCATATCAAGGAGTTGGTATTACTACAACAAACACTGTAGATCGTGATATAAATTACACTGTTACTGGAAATAATGTAGATGCTGTAATAATTGACAACGGTATAGGAATTCTTCACCCAGAATTTATTAGTGGTAGTACATATAGAGTATTTGATGTGATTCTTGATGGTCCTTACAAAGCAGATCCAACAGCTTTTAGTGGATATACAACAACAGTAACTATAGATGGTGTCAATATTGGAACTCGTGCTCAAGAGGCAAGAGCAAGAGAATGGTGGTCAAATACATCTATAAGATCAGCTGCGTTTCAAAGTCTTGGAACAGTAACAATTAATTCGAATTACACAAGAATACATGCACATAGTAAAAATGGATCAAATTCAATGAATGGATCACATGGCACATCTTGTGCATCGCAAATTGGTGGTAAGAATTTTGGACTTGCATTTCAATGTAATCTCTGGAATGTTAGAATTTCATTTGGTAGTGATCCTGCATTCTTAAGTGCGGCCACTGCATTAAATGCTTGTGCAATATTTCACAATGCAAAAAAAGCAGCATCAAACGATCCTGATCCAACCATAATCAATAATAGTTATGGTGGAGGCACTTCAACTGAAAATACAAATGGCACAACTTATTATCATTCTTTTAGGGGAAGTAATACAACGTATACGGGTAATGGTAGTAACATAAATCCACCATCAAATTCAGGTGCTTGTCGTAATCACAAATATATTTCTGCTAATAGAAATGATGGTAATGGATCAGGTATCTATTCTTTTGCTGGAACTGGTCAGTATCCGACTCGAAATTCTTCTACTAGTAGTGCTGCAGAAAATGCGATCGCTGCAGGATGTATAATGGTTGCCTCGGCAGGAAATTCAAATCAAAAATTATCAGATAAAAATGATGTTGATTTTGATAACAAATATTATGATACTGATAGCACATATTCGTCTGGTGATTTTATCAATCGTGTTGGAGGAGTTCAACAAGGATTTTCAGGTGATCATGATATAGGTAAGGGGACAATTCGAGTGGGTGCAATAGATTGTGCTGTTGAACCAGCAGATGAAAAGCAAGGTGCCACAAAATATTCCATAAGAAAAACAGCTTATTCTGCAAATGGTCCGATGGTTGATATATTTGCACCTGCAGAACAATCATTGGCTGCAGGATATGCGAATAGTGAAGATTATCAAAGACAAGATAATTCAAGTTTTTATGATACATTTTTTGGTGGTACAAGTTCTGCAAGTCCTAATGTTTGCTCTTTAATTGCAATTTATTTACAAAACAACAGAACAGCAACACAAAGTTCAATCAGAACATGGTTGACAGGCACGGCATGTAAAAATAATTTAATGTCTGACCCATACAGTGGAATAAACGACACAGGATATTGGTCTTTAGGATACAATGCAGCAACCGATGAAGCATCAATTCCAAATACATCCTATAATTTTCGTGGCAACGGTAATTTGAGAGGGGCATCAAATCGTGTTTTGTTTAATCCTCTTACAGGAGATGGAGAGGCAGAAGAAGGGGAAGGTGAATCTCCTACCGTTGACGGAGAATATTCTGTGAGATTTTTAGGTAATGGATTATCTTTTGGTGGTCAACTCGTTATTAAGTAATAACAACATAAATAACTAAAAATATCAATGGCAGATAAAAGTTTTAATGTAAATAAACTGAATATTATTAGTAGTACAAACTTAACTGACGTTGAAGCAAGTATTGATAATTTGTGTGTGGGAGATTAAAATATGTCAAATATATCTGTAACTGGTAATGAGGCACAATTTAATGAAAATGTAACTTTTCTGAAAGATGTTGATATTAGGGGATCTTTAACAGTTCCTGAAATTAATTCATCTAGTCTTTCAATCACTGGTATTGCTACATTTACAAGTCAAGTTACTTTTAATCAAGGTTTATCATTTCCTGATTTAGAAGTTAGAGATTTTTTAAAAGTAGGTATAGGTGGAACAGTATTAAGTGTAAATTCACTTTTAAATCCTGGTAAAATTGGTATTGGGACTACAACACCAACAGAATTACTTGATGTATTTGGAAAAGCAAAGATAAAAGATTTAGAGTTAGAAACTCTTTTAGTCACGGGTATATCAACATTAACTGGTATCACAACTCAAAAAAGCACTTTATTTACAAAGCAATTAAGTTCTGCTGGAGTTTCTACATTTTTTAATACCATAAATGTTAAAACCGCTGGAGGTAGTGAAATTGAAGATGCCAGCGGAACTCTTGATATAAGATCAAATGTAATTACTTTAACAAATCAATCTGACAACCAAAATTACGCAGTATTTACAAACAGTGCAGGTGTAGAATTATTACATGCAAATTATAAAAAATTCGAAACAAGTAGTAATGGTGTTATATCTTCAGGTGATTTAATTGTAAATGATGTTGGTATTCGAACATCAGCAGTTGGACTTGGAACCGATGTAATACAACCTGTATCATTATCAGAGTTTGATGAAAGTGGTCAAGGATCTTTAAGACTCGTTGTTGATGGTAGTGTTTCAATTTCAAGAAACATCTATGATAGTTCGGGAACACCTGGAGAACCTAACTATTTTTTAAAAAGAACTGGAACTGGTATTCGATGGACACAAATTGCACCAGGACAGGGAGATGGAATTGAAATAGAGAATGAAGGTCAGTCAGTTCCTGTTGCTGGAGTTGCTCAAACTTTTACATCGATTAATTTTGCACAGGAAAACAGTTTTGGTATTGGAGTTGATAATGTAACTGCAACTGCTGCAAATGCTGTTTCTGGAACTGGTTTAGCTACTGTATTTACTTCTGATTTTTGGGGAGTTGAAGAGGGACACGTAGGAGTAGATACTGGCATTTACAGAATGACAAATGTTGGTATTGGAAGTTCTGCTCCAAGTGTTAAATTAGATGTAATTGGAAATACAAAGTTAGTAGGAACTTTAAGTGTTGATCAAACTGCCACATTCGAAGGAAATATAGTTGCAAAACAAAATTTAGATGTAGATGGAAGAACCGAATTAGATACCACTAATATTAGTGAAACTCTTAACGTCACAGGTATCTCAACATTTGTTAGTGAGGTTGGTATAAATTCTAATCTAAATGTACAACATAATTTAGATGTAGACGGTATAACAGATTTAGATGTTTTAAATGTTTCTGAAACTGCTACATTCAGTGGAAATATAGTCGCAAATGAAGATTTAGATGTAGATGGTCACACAGAATTAGATGATGTAAATGTATCTGGTTTTTCAACATTTGGTAGTGCGGTTGATGTAAATGATGATTTAGATGTAGATGGAAGAACCGAATTAGATACCACTAATATTAGTGAAACACTTCGAGTGGGTGGAATATCTACTTTTGTAGGTGTATCTACATTTAACAATCAGATATTTACAAATAAAATATCAAATTCAGGTATAATAACCTCAAATATGATTCATCTGACAGGTGGATCATTTACTGCTCCACATCCAAGTGGAGAAACAAAAACTGATAGTGCAATTATTGTAAATGAAAACTTTGGTATTTATTCATTGGAAGTTGCTGGTGGAGGTAATGATAATAGATATTTAAGATCAGTAATACAGAAAGATACTGATGTTATATCAATAGGTCAGACAAATACTGCACTTATTTCTGGGATAAACATATTACCAGGTAACCTTGGAACTGTAAGTATTGGATATAGTGGTGCAGTTAGTCTGATAGGAGTATCTCAAGATGGAACTACTGCCAATATAGAGAAATTAAGAACTGTTGGATCTGGAATTACAGTTTTTGGAAATCTTGAATCACAAACTTTAAATATTACAGGTTTATCAACATTTGGTGGTGAGGTTGGTATAAATTCTAATCTAACTGTACAACATAATTTAGATGTAGACGGAAGAACTGAATTAGATATTACCAATATTAGTGAAACTCTCAACGTCACAGGTCTTTCAACATTTAATGATAATGTTAGATTAATAAATGATAAACAATTAATATTTGGAACATCAGACGGACTAGAGATATATCATAATGGTGATTCATATATCACAGCAGAAACTGGTCATTTATACATTCAACAGACGAATACTGACAAGGATATTAAAATACAAGGCACAAATGGAACAGAAGGTATCATAGTTAAGGGTGACAGTCCACATAATGTTAAATTACATTCTTCAGGAAACCTTATATTAGAAACAAATAATAGTGGTGTTGATATAACTGGTATTGTAACTGCTACTCAGGCAGATATTGGTACTGGAGGATTAGACGTAGATGGAAGAACTGAGTTAGATACCACTAATATTAGTGAAACTCTTAATGTCACAGGTATCTCAACATTCAGTAGTACGGTTGATTTTGATAGCACGATTAAAGATCGTAATGATGACGTTGGTACTACAGTTGCTGAGAATCTCTCAAATGACATAACTAATGCTTTTTATAATGCGACAACTGGTATCACGACAATTTTCATTGCTAATCATGGTTTTGCAAATGGTGATTCGATTAAAATTCCAGATGGAACATTAACATTTCAGTGTGATTACAAGGGTGTAACTGGTAGTCAATCATATCCAAGATCAAAAGATCCAAATAGTGGTAAATGGTTAGTTATATCTAATGTTCAAACAGATCAATTTGAAGTTAATTTAGGAGATGGTGGTGTATCTGCTGGAGTTGCACATACATTTGTATCAGGTGGTGGTGTAATTCATTCATCTGGATTATATGTCAAAGATGATTATCGTTTAGCATCAGTCGGAACTGGTGTATCATGGAGACCATCTGGAGTTCAAACTAAAAGAACAATATGGGTTTCTAAAAGTGGATCTGATAATAATAGTGGATTACTTGAGGGTGATGCAAAAGCAACTGTTGGTGCTGCAGCATCGATAGCAGTTGAGACTGATACAATCAAGATTAGACCTGGTGTTTATGAAGAAGATAATCCAATTGGATTAAGAACAGATGTATCAGTAACAGGAGAGGATCTTCGTTTAGTTATAATTAAACCAAAAAATAAAAATAAAGATGTTTTTCATGTCAGAAGAGGATGTCTTGTTGAGAATTTGAACTTTGGTGGATCAAATGTAGGAGTTGCTTATGATGGATCAGCATGCGTTGCGTTTCCACCACCATCAGGTGGTGGACATGGTGCAGTTAGTGGTTACAAAGAACCTGGACCTGCAACTGAAGGTCCAAGTGGAAGATGGAGATCACCATACGTAAGAAACTGTACAAACTTCATGACCAGTAGTATTGGAATGAAAATAGATGGAAATCACGCTACTGCATCTACCATAGGTGCTGATTTAAAATCGATGGTATGTGATTCTTTTACACAATATAATGAGAATGGTATTGGTGTATCATTAACAAATGATGCTTATGCACAATTAGTTTCAATATTTACTATTAACTGTGATATTGGTATTTTTGCAGGATCTGGTGCACAGTGTGACCTTACGAACTCAAACTCATCTTTTGGTAATTTTGGTTTAGTGGCAGTTGGATTAGGATCAACTCAGTTCACAGGAATTGTAAGTAATACGAATACGGCAAACGAACTTATACTCAGTACTTCAGCTGATAGTCAAGATACTGTTGTTTGTGCAAATGTTAAAGATGATTCTGATGGAAATAACACGATGCCTTTCACTGGAGCAGTTCGAAGACCATTTGATGGACAAGCATTATACTTTAAAATTGATTTGGATAATTATCCAGACACTGTGGGAAGTGGAAGAATTACAGCTCCACTTCGACAGTTGAGATCTATAAATTTAATTGAAGGTGCTGATGCAAGTGGATATAGTGCTTTTGATCCACCGAGTGTTTTAATAAGAGATGCTGATGGAGAACTTGAACCAAAAGGACCACAAGGAATTATCGCTGAGGCTACAGCAACAGTGAGTCCAACTGGAAACATAACTGCAATTAATGTGGTGGCACAGGGTAGAAATTATCTCTCAACTCAAAATATAGTTGTAGATATTGAAGGTGAAACTGGAATTGCCACTGCTGTCATGGAGCCAATATATTTTACAGTTGAATCGGCAACTCAAACAGAAAATCCAAGTGGAATAACCACAATAACTTTTAATGAATTTGTTCCTTATGAGTTGTTTCCAGATGATCCATTTACACTTCAAAGAATTAGTCGAGTCTTAACAAGTTCCCATTCATTTGAATATGTTGGTACGGGTACAGATATAAATATAGCGACACCCCTACAAGGTGCAATTCCTATAAAAGAGAATGAAATTGTAGCAAAAGATGGAGCACAAATTCCATTTACATCAACCGATCAAAAAGGTAACTTTGATATTGGTTCAGGATTACAAATAAATCAAACAACTGCAACAATTTCAGGAAGAGACTTTAGTAGATCATTGCAAGCAGAAGTTACACCATTAATACTAGCATTAAGATAATATGGCAATCGCACCACTAAATAAATTTTTGACAATTGCAGTTCCAGTTGCTCCAGGACAACAGGAATTGTATAAGGCTCCAGTTGGAACATCTGCGATTGTTTTGTTTGCACAGGTCGCAAATGTTGGGGTGAATACTTTTCCAACTGTAACATTTACACATCGAAGAACAAGTGTTGCTACAAGAACAGTAGGAAATGTCAGAAATAATAGAATTATAAAGGATGGTGAAATACCTCCAAATGACTCACTTATTTTAATTGATGGTAGACTTGTTCTTCAAAGAAATGCTATTTTGTCAGATTCAATTGTCATCAGTGGTGAACAAACAGGTATAACAACAATTAATGATGTTAAGTATGATCATATTACAGGTTTAACTACAGTTACGACTCAAGATCCACATAACTTTAGTGTGAATGATGAGATTACAATGGCAGGAATTGCTTTTACATGTGATTCCACAGCAGGTATAACAAGTTCAATATTTCCTGCACCGCAGGTTGCATTTACAGTTAATAAAGTTGGTGCTGGATCCACCAATTTTGAGACAAATACAGGTATTGTAAAAACATTACCTCATACTTTTAGACCATCTCTTCATGATTTTATTCGTGCGGAAAAAGATGCAATTACAGTTACGTCTGGTGATCAGAATGGTAACAAAATACAAGTTGTAAAGGGAACAACTTATGATTCTGTGACAGGAATTCTCTCTGTAACTGCAGCTGCACCACATAATCTTGTAACTGGAAATACAATTCAATTTACAAATGAGTCACTTGTTTTTAAATGTTCACAAGATAATTTTTTTAAAGAAAAAAAATATCCTCGAAGCACTGATCCAGCAGCAAATGGAAATAATATAGGTGTAACAACTTTTGTAGGCATTGCGAATACCTTTACAGTTAATGTTGGAGTAACAACAACGGGTGGATTAGTCGGACCACTTCAGATGGAATTTATCTGTAGTATCCTAGAGAACAGTACATCATAATATGCCAAAGTATTTAAGTGGAAGGGTCAAAAGAACTCCACAAGGTTCATTAACAACTGACAGGTATCAATACCTTGGATTAGAACAGGCAGAACCTAATTTAGGTGATCCACCAGAATTAGATGCAGTTCCTGGTGGACAACAATATCAAGTTGTTTCATTAATTGATCGACCTGGTGAAAGGTTTTGGGTTCCAATTGGAGGGGGAATACAACCAGGATCTGTAACTATTAGAGATGAAGGGTTAATTGTTCCGAGAACAGATGCAAATCCAAATTTAGGTATTAGTAGCATTACTGATATAAACTTTATTGGATCTGCTGTCACTGCTGTTGGTAGTATTAATAATGATGGATCACCTGGCACTGCTGTTACTGTTACTATTTCCCCACCAGGTGACAATCATGGAGTTCTATTCAATAATGATGGTGAATTTGCAACTTCTCCATTTTTTACTTTTGATAATACAACAGGAATAGGTTCAGTAGGTATTGGAACCTCAACACCCACGCAGAATTTGCATGTTGTAGGAAATATAAAATTAGATAAAACAATATATGGAGAGGATAATCAACCAGGTAATACTGGTAATTTTTTAGTAAAAACTGCAACAGGTGGAGTTAAGTGGATTAGTTCAGGATCTGTAACATCTGGTGCAGGTGGAACGATAACACAAATTCAGTTTCATGATAATACAGGTTTAGTTGGTGGTGCAAGTAATTTTGTCTTTGATTCAACGAATAGTAGAATTGGTATAGGTTCAACTCAACCCGATAGATTATTAGATGTTCTTGGTGACTCACGATTTACTGGTGTAACAACTTTTGCTGGAATTACAACTGTCACTGGTAATACTTTATTCACAAAACAATTAAACGTTGCTGGTGTCTCAACATTTAATGATGATGTAACCTTTACGGGTGCAAATTATAACCTATTATGGGATAAAGCACAAGATTCATTAGAATTTAAGGATGAAACCAAAGCTACCTTTGGTAATGGTAGAGATTTACAAATATCACATACTAATAGTCTTGCTGATCAAAATGATTCTAATGGAGATTCGATTGTTGATGGTTGGACTTCATATATCCATGAGAATGGAACAGGTGCATTAGTATTTAAGACAGATGGTGGACCTGGAGAAGGAGCATATCAATTCTTTGATGCGAGTTGGAGACCAATACTAAAATTATTCAGTGGTAATAATGCTAGGGCTGCTCTATATCAAGGTGGAACAGAAAGATTAATTACTACTACTGATGGAATTGATGTAACTGGCCATACAGAAACAGATACATTAAATGTATCTGGTGATGTTGGTATCGGAACTACAAATCCGACAGCATCAAATATTGAATCTGCCCTTGAAAGTAATACAAAAGTTCTTGCCGTTGGTATACTCACTGCAAATCAAATATATGGAAATATCACTGCTGTTCAGCAGTCAATAGATATTACGACTTTAAATGTCTCTGGAGTTACATCAACAAAAAATTTATTTGTTACTGGAATAGCCACTTTTGAGCAAGGTGTATCAATTGGTGGTACATTAACATATGAAGACGTAACAAATATTGATTCAATTGGTATTATAACTGCACGACAAGGAATTCATGTTGGTGCTGGTTTATCTGTTGTTGGTATCTCAACATTTAATGATGATATTTTTATAGGAACTGGTGTAACAGTCGGATTTGGAACAACAGCTTACTTTAGAGATAATGCAAAATTAGTTTTTGGAACAGATCAAGATTTAGAAATATATCATTCAGGTGGAAATAGTTTCGTAAAAAATACCACAGCTGGTTCTTTATTAATTCAGGGAGATAATATTGATTTAAGACCTGGTTCTGGTGATACTGGTGAGGTAATGTTACGTGCAACCAGAAATGCTGGTGTTGAAATTAGACATGATAATACAAAACGATTTGCCACATCTGGAATTGGTGCCAGTGTTTATGGTCAGTTGGATGTAACTGACATTTTTGCATCTGGTGATGTTGGTATTGGAACCACTAATCCATCACAAAAATTAGAAATTTATGATGGAAGAGTAGTAGTTAGAAATATAACAGATGATGCTGCTAAAATTGTATTGAGAGATGATAGTGGTTCATATAATCATTATCAGATAAGAAATGAAGGTGGTGCTTTTAAAATTCGTAATTCGGGTGCTAGTCCTCAATATGATGCTATGACCATCACATCAGGTGGTAATCTTGGTATCGGAACTAGTGGTGCATATGCAAAATTAGAAATTGGAGTTGGAAATGAAACTAATAGTGACACTGAATATTATGGTGAGGATTTTGCCATAGCAGTACGAGCAAATAGAGGGAACAATGCAGGTGATGAAGGAAATGGTATTGTTTTTGTACAAAAATGGGATGCTGCTAGTCCGCATTTGGTAAGAACTGGTGCAATACTTGGTTATAAGGAAAGTGGTACTGGTAATTTTGGTGGAGGTTTAATATTTAAGACACAGGAGCACGGTGCTAGTCCAATGTCTGAAAAACTTCGCATTACAAAAGATGGTAAAGTTGGCATCGGAACTAATGGTCCAGATGGTAAATTACATGTATTTAAAGGTTCTGCTGGTAACGTAACTGCTGACAGTGATGCAAATGATATTGTAATCGAATCGGATACAGATCCTGGTGTTTCTTTCTTATCTCCAAATAATGAACAAGCAAGAATAAAATTTGCTGATCCTGATGACACTGATGTTGGTGCGATTACTTATGATCATGCTAGTGATACACTCTCTTTGATAGCAGGTGGAACCACTGTCATTGGTATTGGATCAACGAATACAACCATTGAAGGAAATTTGGATGTTAATGGAAATATAACATATAGCACCATGGCAGATGTAAATTCAGTTGGAGTCATCACGGCTCAAAGTGGAATTCATGTGACTGGAGCTGGAGTATCAGTGGTTGGTGTATCTACATTTTTTGATGATTTGCATATCTTAGGATCGGTTGGTATCGGAACTGATTTAACTACCTCCCCATCATCCACTTTAACCGTATCACCTTTTAACTCAACTCAAGGTCGTAATATTTCAATTTATACAAATGGTACAGTTGGTAATAAAGCAGGTCTACTTTTTAATGCCACTCCAGGAACTGGAAACCTAGCAGAAATTCAAGTAGAATACAAAGGAACCAATGAAGGTGAATTAGTTTTAAGCACTTCGATGCAGAAACGACTTACTATCAATAAGGATGGTCAAGTTGGTATTGGAACCACTAATCTAAATGATGGATTTACTTCAACTCCTGAAAATTTTTCTCCTAAACTTTACGTTCTTGGAGACATAGTAGCAAGAGGAGGATCAAACTACACACTTTTACATGGTGGATCACTTGAATTAATTCGTGATACGAGTAATGCTTTTATTGATTTTAAGACATCCACAAGTGAAGATCTTGATTGTCGTATTGGTGCTACTGGTGCCAATGGATTAGTATTTACCACTGGAGGATCGAATGATAGTCTTACCATCACATCTAATGGAGATGTTGGTATCGGAAGTAGTGGAAAATTAACAATTCAACCAAATCCAAATCCTACTTTTGGTGTATCCGAAGCAATTAGAATAGATCAAAATAATGCCACAGACGATAGAGCGTTGCAAGTTTTTGAATTTGAAAATTCATTAGCTAGGCATCATGCACTTACTCATAATCTCAGAGTTTACAGATACTCTGCATCAGCATATGGATACACACAGGGTAAGTATAGTGGATCTCAAATGCATGAATATGCTGGAGGAACATATAAAATATTTACTAATCCACAAGCTTCTGTTGGAAATGCACAAGATATTGTTCCAACAGAAAGATTTAGATTAACATCATCTGGTGACGTTGGTATTGGAACTATTAATCCTACTGGCAGCAACGCTGTTGTGGATAATAATGCAACATTGGCAGTTGGTATTCTAACTGCTAGAAAAATTTTTGGAACCTCAATTGTTCCTGATGGTGACTTACTCGTTGATGGTAATTTTAAGGTTACTGGTGTAAGTACTTTTGTTGGTGTTACAACTTTTGGTAATGTTGGAATAGGTGGATTACTTCCTGACGATTTTATTACAAATAAATTTGTTGTTGGTGATGGTGGTGGTAGTCGTGGAATGACCATCTATAGTGATGGAACTTTAGGGCAGATATATTTTGCAGATGGAAATTCAGGAGACGATAGAAAGAGAGGAGGAATAGTTTATGATCATTCTGAAAATGAGTTAAAATTCTCTGTAAATGCAGTTGAAAAATTCATTATTGACTCAGATGGTGATGTCGGTATCGGAACTGTCGATCCAACATCAAAATTTGATGTTCATATGAGTGATAAATCTGGAGTAAATTTTTTAAATATTTCTAATAATTCTGCAATAGATCTCAAAGCTAATCAGGTTGAGTCTTGTGGTCGTATTCAGGTATCTGAATCAGTTGGTGGTGGAGTAATGATATTATCCACCAAAAATACTAGTGGAAGTATAACAGAAAGACTTCGCATCAACACAAATGGTGATGTAACAACGACTGGTGATGCTTCTTTCACCATAGCAAACGCAGGATTTACAGCAAGAAAGGGTGACTCTGTTAGTATAACAAGGGCAAGTGGAACACCTCTTGAAATAAATCGAACTACTGATGATGGAGAATTAATTAAATTCTATCAAGATGGTGCAGAAAGAGCAAATATATCAATTGCTGGAACTGATTTAGTATTAGGACTTACAACTGAAAGATTCCGTATCAATTCTACTGGTGCAAAAGTCACTGGTAATCTTGTGGTTGATGGTTCATTAACATATGAGGACGTAACTAATATAGAAACAGTTGGTATAATCACAACTAGTGGTGGTATTGACGTAACTGGTGGTGGTATTGATGTAACCAATTCTTCAGGTATAAGAGTATCAGGAATTTCAACATTTTATGATAATGTTAATTTCCAAGATAGAGTTCTTGTTGGAAGAGAAGTTGGAACTGCGATACAGGGAGTAGTGGGTCATGCTGATCAGCAATTACAAGTCGTGGGCACAGGATTTTCATGTGGAATTTCAATTATTAGATATTCAAATGATACAGGTTCAGGATCTTTGATTTTTGCTAAATCAAAAAGTCCAACGATAGGCACCAATACTGCAACTCAATTCGGTGATTCTCTTGGACAGATTCTATTCAATGCCGCCGACTCATCAGCAGGTGGTGGTGACCTGTCAAATACAGGTGCAAAAATTAAAGCTGAAGTAACGGGTACTGTATCTCCTGGCGCGGAGGCTGATATACCCACCTCACTGATTTTTGAAACGTCTGATAATGACACAGCTTTACATCTAGAAAGAATGAGGATCCGTCATGATGGACTAATCGGAATGGGGGGAACGGATAGAGCAATAGGTCACAATTCACAATACAGTAGATTGATAGTGTGTGGAAATAATGATTCTACATCAGGATATGGTGTTTTAACCATACAAGCACAATCTACTGTTCTTCATGAGTCTACAATTGGAACTCTTGTTTTTGCTGATCGTAGAGGAGATTTTGCAAATATCACTGCGTTTACTGACAATACTACGGGTGGAAGTGATTTTCCTGGACGTTTGTCGTTTGCAACAACACCTGATGGTGCCACTGTTCCAACAAATAAACTTACCATATTATCAGGTGGTAATGTTGGTATTGGAAGTGAAATTCCACAATATAAATTGGAGGTTGCTGGAACCGTCGCAGCGACTAATTTTGATTCACTTTCAGATCGAAAAGTCAAAACAAATATTCAAATTATTCAAGATCCAATTGAAAAAATTAAAAAGATTGATGGTGTATCATTTAATTGGAAGTCAGACAATAAACCATCTCTTGGTGTAATTGCTGATAATGTTCAAAGTGTATTACCAGAAATTGTAAGTAATAATGATCCAAAATCTGTAAATTATAATGGACTGATTGGATTATTGATTGAGGTTGTTAAAGACCAACAGAAACAAATTGAAGAATTGAGAGGTCTTATTGATAAATAAAAGAAATTACCCAGTGGAAACACGAAGACGGTAGATGGCAATTAAAATATCAGGCTCAACTATCATAGATGATACTAGAGCCATAGTAAATGCAGATAAAATAGGTATCGGTCAAACCACCCCAAGGTATGATCTAGAAATTTTTAGTACAGGAACTCCCACTGGAATCGCAGTTAGTGCAACCTCTACTCAGACTACAGATACAAATAAAGCAATATCAATTTTTAATAACAGTAGTACATTAGCTTTTTCAGCAAGTTATAAGGGAAGAGTTGATGCATCAGAATATTATGGAACATTTAAAGGTAGTATTGATCCTGGTGTTTCAATTGATAAAGCAAATACTATTAACATAACTGATGATACAACAGATTCAGGAACTCATTATGTTGGTTTTGTTACTGCAACTGATGGTTATGCTGGTGTAGAAGTTGATAGCACAGGTTTAGTTTATAAGGATGGTAAACTTGGTATCGGAACTCACAATCCTACTTCTGAACTCACAGTTCGGGGAACAATTCTCAAAACTCGTGGTGATTCAGGTATTGGATTAGTTTATCTTGAAAATGATGGGTCATTTAATGGACAGATAGCAATTAATCAGAATGCTGGAGTAACGAAAGTAAAATTAAGTTCTTCTGGATCTTCATATTTTACTGGTGGTAATCTTGGTATCGGAACTCCTGATCCTCAACAAAAAGTTCATTTAACAGCAACAAGTGGTGATGGTTATTTCAGAGCAGATACTAATGTTAATGGTGGATTGAAGTTATTTGTTCAGGGAACTGAAAGAGGTGTTTTTGCAAACGATAGTGCATTTAGTGGATCTATCACTAATCTTGGTATAGCTGCTAAAGGTGATATGGTTTTTAGAACTGGTACTTCTTCATATACCGAAAGACTTCGCATCACAGGTATTGGTTCGGTTGGTATCGGAACTGATCTGATTGAAGCACCTTTACATGTCGCAGGTGCAAATAGTAAAGGTATAGTTGCACTGTTTGGTGCAAAAGATTTTGTTGATAATGTTAATTATAATTATGATGATGCGACCATTGGTTTACAAGGTGAAAATCCTTCAGGAACATATCAAGGAGCAGGAGTTCAATATATTACTCGTAATCCAGCATTAACTAATTGGCATCACGGTTATACAACATTTGATAGAGCAGGAGATTTTCATGTTGGTCTTGGTGGACTTGGAACTACAAAGGCAACGGATAAAATTACGATTTTGTCAGGGGGTAAAGTTGGTGTCGGAACTACAAATCCTACCTCACAACTTCAAGTTTATAGAGCAACTCAATTTGCAAGTAATCCAATAATTCAGGCAAGATCTAATAATGGAAGCACCAACGAATTAAAATTTGAAATCGATGGTGACGGTAGGGCTTATTTTAATGGTAAAGTCGGTATCGGAATTACAAATCCTACAGGTATTTTTGATATAAGAGAAGATAATAATCCTCAACTTACTCTTCGTTCTGCTAGTCATGCTGATAATGGAGGAGGAAGACTAAACTTTGCTGTTGGTGTTTCTGCTGCACCTGTTGATGGTAATACCATGTGCTCCATAGCTTCAACTATTCATTCTACTACTGGTGGAACTTTGAAGGGAGATATGAAGTTCTATACTAATGGTGGTGATGATTTAGTAGAAAGAATGATCATCAAAGACACTGGTAAAGTCGGTATCGGAACTAATGATCCACAGAAAAAACTGGAAGTTTATGACGGAGACATTTACTTAAATTCCACAGATAAAAAGATATTTTTAACTAGTGATTATGATCAATACATTACTGCTAATGCTGCTTCTAATTACTTAGTTTTAGGTACAGGAAATGATGAAAGAGTTCGCATCAACTCTGATGGTGATTTATTAAGAGGTGGAACTGGACAAGATATTGGAGCAAGTGATGCTAAGTGGGATAACATATACGCTGAAACAGTTCATGCAAATATACAAGGAACTATAACTCCAACTGGAAGTCTAACGATAACAGACGATTTAACTGTAAATGGAAATACAACTTTAGGTAATGAGACTGCAGATTCTCTTACTGTAAACGCATCATCAAGATTCATTGGTGTTACAACTTTTATAAATGATGAGGGAATTTTTATAAAATCAAGTTCTAATGGTCCGACCAATGGTGCTCAAATTAAATTTAGTGACTATGCAGGTGGTAATTATGCTCAAATAGGTCACATCAAATATAAACATAGTGATGGAGATGTTTCACCAGGCACTAATGAAGGATTTATAATTGGAGGAAGTGAAACTCTTTCAGTTGTTAAAGTTGAAGGTCGTGTACTCATAGATGAAAAAGTTGGTATCGGAACTATTACACCTGATGAAGCACTTGATGTAAATGGTGCAATAAGATTAAGAGGAAATAATCAAACAACATATGCTGCAGTATTAAAAGCAAATTATGATTCTACTCACACCTTATCTCTTGAATCGTATCATAATAGTGGTACTGCATTTGAAGTTATTGGAACTCATGCTGATGGTGGTGGTGCAAACGTAAGAGTTGCTATTGCTAAAGGTGGTCAGAAGGTTGGTATCGGAACTGATAATCCAGGTACTAATCTCCATGTAAAAGGAACAGGAACAGATATTTTAAAAATTGAATCTACTGATGCTGGTACTCAAGGAACGAATTTAGTTTTACAGCATAGTCCTGGTGCAGGAAATATGGCTGATAATGATGTTATTAGTTTACTTCAATTTGCTGGTGTAGATGATAGTAATAATCCTCTTATATACTCTTCAATTCGAGCAGTCGCAACTGATGTTTCTAATAATTCTGAGAAGGGTGATTTAACATTCTTTACTCGTAATGGTTCTGATTTCTTAGAAAAACTTCGCATCACATCAGCTGGTAATGTTGGTATCAATGAAACTGCACCATCAGAAAAATTACAAATAGACGGTGATATTCTGTTAGGTGGACAGGCAAATTCAAGTGAAAGTAATTACGCAATCAAATTTGAATATAATAATCATCAATTCGCAAAGATTGTTGGTGATGGAAGAGATAGCACTGGATATGGAGATATAGATTTTTATACTTCAACTGGTAGTGGTGTAAGTAACCTTACTCAAAGAATGACCATCCGTGCAGACGGTAAAGTTGGTATCGGAAGTACAATTCCAACAGGAAAATTAGATGTTACAGATGGCACAACAGGAATTTCTTTTACTAAAACAAGCCAGAATCCTCATATTGATTTTAAAGCAAATAATGTTACTGAAGCGGGTAAAATAAAAGTATCAGAATCATCTGGTGGTGGAGTTTTACAACTCTCTACCAAAAATACTAGTGGTACTTCTAAAGAAAGACTTACCATCGATGTAGATGGTCGAGTCTTAATTGGAAACGTAACTAACAGACCAACAAGAACTGGAAGTTCTGGTTACAGTGGACTACTTCAGTTAGAATCAGAGGTTGAAGCTGCTCTTACAGTGACAAGATTTGGAGATGCTCATGCTTCACGATTGAATCTTCAACATGCAAGAGGAACAATTGCCTCTATTGCTGCTGTTCAAGAAGATGATGATCTTGGACAGATATCATTTAGTGGTTGGGATAGTGATACATTTACCAATGCAGCAGAAATAAGAGCAGAAGTTGACGGTGAACCAGGCGATGATGATATGCCTGGAAGACTTATATTTTCAACAACTCCTGATAATGGAAGTGGGGTACAAGAAAGACTTCGCATCGACAAAACAGGAAATTTAACTCTTCAAGGTGGAAAAATATATGGAGAAGATAATGCAGCGAATTCATTACATCTTCAAAGTACAAGTGGTAATACTAATCATTCAAGAATTGAAATAGGTACAAGTGAAGGAAGTGATAATGGGGGTATTCATTTCTATACTGCTGGAGCATCTGTAGCAACAAGAAGAATTACCATCAAAGGAACAAGTGGTGATGTTGGTATCGGAACTGATGATCCAACATCAAAGTTACATGTCTTTGAACAAGTGTCTAACAGTGTTGGAGTCGCAACTATTCTCACAATACACTCCCATAGAGTTGACATGGTAGATGGTGTGTTAGCTGGTGGATCAATAAGATTTTTAAATTCAGATGGTAATAATTCTGGTCAGGCATTTATTGATGCAAATGCCCCTTTATCTTATAGTCCAACAAGTGAAACAAACCGTGAAAGAACAGTTGATTTTAATTTTAGACAAACAAATGCTGGCACTCTTAATACTAATCTTACAATCAAAGGTCAAACAGGTCGAGTCGGCATCGGAACTGATGATCCACAAACAATTCTACATTTACATGATTCAGCAAACACAAGAATTCAGATTACCGATAATGCTATGGGTGCTGCATCTGGTGATGGTGTCATATTGGGACTTAATGGGGATGATGATTTCTTCATTAACAATAGAGAATCATCAAAAGGTATAAAATTCTTTACTGGTAGTGATGATTTAAGACTTCACATCACATCAGATGGATCCGTTAATATTGGTGGAGATTACACTCAAACGACTGATAAATTCCAAGTCACTGGTAATGTAAAGATTAATGGTAATTTGAGTATTGGAGGAACTGTATCCTATGAAGATGTATCAAGTATTGATTCGGTTGGTGTTATTACAGCACGTGATCACATAAAATTTGCTAACTCAGGTGATGGAATTATATTTGGAACTGAAGGAAGTAGTGATAGACCTTCTATAATTGGTACTTATGTATCAGCAAATGATAATCATATGGTGTTTAACACTACTGGTGATGAAAGAGTTCGCATCAATTCAACTGGACAAGTATCTGTAGGAAATGAACCCACTTCTGGACAAGGATTATTTAATGTAAAACCTAGTAGTGGTGATGAATTTTTTAAAATTAGAGATGCTGGTGATTTTGATGCTAGTTTAAATGGAGTTGCAGTTGATATTCGTAATGCTGCTAATAGTGCAAGTAAAGATTTATTAGTTAGATCACAAAATTTAGTTTTGTGGCAAAGTGGAGACGAAAAACTTCGCATCATGTCAGACGGTAGAATTGGAATTAATACAGCAACTGTATTTGATACCAACACAATGCTTCAGGTTAATGGAAAGTCGGGTGCTGGTCCAAATTTAGTCTTACATAGAAATGATACGTCAGTTTCAGCAGGCCAAGTTCTTGGTGCATTAAGAGTAACTGGAAATGACAGTAACGGAACACAACAAGAATCTTCTGCAATTGAATTTGTTGCGGACTTAGATCACGCAACAGATGATAAGCCAGGACGTATCTCTTTCAAAACAACTAATGATGGTGAATCATCAGCAACTGAAAAACTTCGCATCGATGAAAATGGTGGAATTATTCTAACAAGAGCAAGTTTAGGAAAAATTGTCACGGATGCTACTGATAAGGCAATTTATATTGCTGGTGGTAATGACACAAATGTAGGTGGTAATATTAATTTATTTGGTTCAACACACGCATCACATGCTAATCACATTAGATTTAGGAATGGAGGCACTGTTGCAGTTGAGATTGATGAAAGTGGAAGATTATTTACTGGTGCTTCACAAACTCTTCTTGATTCAACTGCTGGAACTATTCATATTGATGGTGGAACAAGTGGTGGTAGAATTGCATTAAGAGGAACAACCACAAGTGCTGAGACTGGAATAGCAGAAGTATTTGCTTTCTGGAATAGTAATAAAGTTGCTGGAATGGTTGCAAAATCAGGAACAGATACAACTAATAAAGACGACGGAAGTTTACATTTTTATACAAGTGTTTCTGGACCATCAGTGCAGGAAAGACTTCGCATCACAAAGGATGGTAAAGTTGGTATCAATACTACAAGTAATATAAATGGAAGATTACATGTTCAGCATGTTGCCCTTACTGAAAATATTTTATATGCAACAAGATATAATGACCAAGCAAATGATAAACCAATATTAGCAATCACCGAAGCACAGATGACTGGAATGTCTTCTTCTGGTCTGATAATTGGTAATCATAATAGAGATATTCATATTGGTCCAGTTTTTAATAGTAGTGCTGCTGTAGATACTTCTGATGCAACAGGAATTCGCATTAACTCTGGTGGTGAGGTATTAATTGGAACCACTACAGGAACAGGTAATAATTTAACAATACAAGATGCTGGAACTAGCACTACTGCTGGTGAAAATATAGTTGCAAGATTTCAATCAAATGGTTCTGGAAGAGATGCAACAATTCAGTTAAGTGATAATGTTGCCAATTCAGCAACTATTTCTATGTTAAGTAGTGCTCTTATATTCAAGCAATCAGGCACAGAAACAGTTCGCATCACATCAAGTGGTGATGTTGGTATCGGAACTGATGATCCAACTGGAGCAAACGCAGTTGAGGGTAATAATACAACATTAGCCGTTGGAACTTTAAAAGCCCACAGTATAAGTGGTGCAATTAGTGGTACAATTACAAATGCAACGAATGCTGCTAAAATAAACGTAGCAGATAAAACAGATGATACAAACACTTTTCTTGTGTTTACGAGTGGTGCTACTGGAAATCAAGAACCTCATACAAATACAAATCTCACATTTAACTCAACTGATGGAGCATTAACTTTAGGTGGTGGTGTTATTAATTTAGGAACTGCAGATAGTTCTTCTGGTCATATTAATTCTGCAGAAGTTCTAACATTTAATATTGATACAGATAATGATGATACAAATAGATATTTTGCATTTTATAAAAACAGTGCAAGTGGTTCTGGAACTGAGTTAGTTAGAATTACAGAAAGTGGTAAATTATGCATCGCACATGATGATGCTTTACATTCTGGAAATTTGCAAGTATCTACATCTAGTTCTGATGCGATAGATATCAATGCATATTCATCCACTGCTGCTAATGGTGGAAGATTAACATTCTATAGAAGTAAGAATGCTTCAATTGGAAGCAATACTGTAGTAGCAAATGATGATAGTTTAGGAAGAATTGATTTTAGAGGATATAATAATGATGGTAATACTTATAATCAAGGTGCCACAATTGAGGCAGAAGTTGATGGAGCAGTTAATTCTTCTACTGATATGCCAACTGCCATCTTATTTAAAACAAGTGCTGATGGTTCGGCATCACCTGCTGAAAGACTTCGCATCACATCAGCAGGTGAGGTAAGAGTAATAAGTAGTGGCAATAATAATGATCCAGCACATCTTACACTTCATCATGAAGACACATCAATCGTTACAGATGATGCCATTGGAAAAATCAGATTTGCTGGTCGAGATTCTGGTGGTTCTACAGTATCAAGAACAGGTGCACAAATACAGGCAACTGCTGCTGCAACTTGGGATACAGGACAAACAAATGGTTATGCTGCTTCACATTTAGATTTCTTTACTCAAAGTAATAGTGGAACAAATAATATTTCTGGTGTACCACGACTGCGTATCACAAAGGACGGTAACGTTGGTATTGGAACTGATAATCCAACTGGAGCAAATGCACTTACAAATAATAACACAACACTAGCTGTTGGAACTTTAAAAGCTACTACTATAACTGGAGATGTCGCAGCAAATGAGTTGATTTTGACAAATCAGAATAGTGATTCAACTTGTTTCCCCGTATTTGTTCAAGCAATCACCGAGAATACTGCATTATTACCACACACCAATTCAAGTTTTACTTTCAACGCAAGCACAGCTGAATTGGGTGCATCAATATTGAAATCTACAATAGCAACAGGAACTGCACCATTTACGGTTTCTTCTACAACAAAAGTAACAAATTTAAACGCAGATTTATTAGATGATAAAGATACAAGTGACTCAGGTGGTAACAATAAAGTAATGGTTACTGATAATAGTGGTAATACATCACTTGGGTCAGGAACATTCACTACAAATGGATTAAATGTAAATTCAGGTGCAAACTTTAACCTGACAACTGATGCTACTAGTTCAACTAATGGTGGTTCAGTAACTATTGATGGTGGTGCTGCCATTGCCAAGAAGTTATTTGTTGGTAGTGACTTAACAGTCGGTGGAACATTAACCTATGAAGATGTAACTAATGTAAGCACAACTGGTATTGTGACGGCAGCTACATTCATAGCCACAGGTGGAACAGTTGATTCTGGCACTGAGAATGATCCAACTAATGTTGCGATGATGCTTGAACTAAATGATTACATTTATTCAAATGACAATGTAAACAGTAAGAGAAAAATAATTGGAAAGAGTAAATCAGAACCTACTGACAATCCAGCAAACTTTGAAGTAATTGAGATTGGTCAAACTGGTACCGCATTAATTGATCAGATATCAATAAGACCAGGTAATGCTGGTGATTTTAGAGTTGTAACTGGTGGTGCTACAGGATATCCTGGAAGTCATACAGCAGTTCGAGTGAGTGCTGGTGGCACACTTTCAGTAAGAGACATTGATCCAAAAGATGTTCACTTTGAGGTTAAAAGTGATAAGGGAATGTTAATCCGAACAGACACTAATACTGGTGCTGATTCGGGTATCAGTGGTTCTTTGAAAGGAGCAAAATTACTCTTCAGTGATCAATCTAGTGTAGGTCAAGTTGGTCATATTGTTTATAAGCATGCTGATGGATCAATTTCACCAAACACTAATGAGGGATTTTTAATTGGAGGAAATCAAGGAGGCCAATTAGGTTCTGGATTGTCAGTTGTTAAAGTTGAAGGTCGTGTGCTTGTAGATGAAAAAGTTGGTATCGGAACTGATAATCCTCTACATCCATTACATATATCCAGTGAAATGGGTTCCAGTCCTTCATTTATTCATATGCAGGTAACTGGATCTAACATTGTTGGTGGTGGAGGAGGTATTGCATTTGATACATCTGCATCAAATAGTGACTCCAATAATAGTTCATTTCTTGCTACGATTGCTGGAATAAGAAATAGTGCTAATAATGGATCTAATGATTTAGTTTTTTCAACCACTAAGGCTAATGTTGGTAGCAATTTACCTGTAGAAAAACTTCGCATCACTATGAACGGAGGAATTGCATTTAACGGTGCAGATAATTATGGTTCATCGGGACAGATACTTAAAAGTAATGGAGATGCTCCTCCAACTTGGGTTAATTCTTCAACAATATCTGGTGTTGATGTTAAACAATATAAAGTTGGTTCCACTGAAAGATCATGTACAAATCCGATTACTGTAAGTTCAGGTACAATCGGAATTTCATCGGCAAGTAATGCATTTGGAGCTCGATACATTAGCACCGAGGGAACTAGTGGAACTTATTGTGATGGAGATATATGGTATGATATATCAGACAGTGATTCCGCAGTTTCAGGCACAGAAATATCATCGGATATAGTTGAAGCAAATAAATTCTTCCAAAACCCAACATCACTAACAGAAACAACTTCTTTTCCTGCCAGTGGAACGAAAAATGGTGGGGTTTTTGGTCCTTATACAATTGCAAATGGTGTGACTCTCACAATTAACAGTGGATCTACATTCACAGTTTTATAGCATATATAATATTAGGAGGTTACTATGAGTACATTAATTACACAGACAGTTCAAAGTTCCACGTCAGCAGCACCAGTATTTAAAAATAGTTCTGGCACAGAAAAAGGACAACTTGCAACAGCATGGATTAATTTTGATGGAAGGTTTAGTGATGGTATTCGTGATGATTTTAATTTTAGTTCTATTACTGAACTCTCAGGAGATGGCCTATATACAGTCACATTTACTACACCAATGGCAAATACTAATTATTGTGTAGTTTCTTCTGGTCACATGTCAAGAAATGACAGTGATTCTGGAGTTGAGGGTAATGCTAGGGAAATGGGAGCATACATCTTAACTACGACTAATTTTAAGTTAGTCGTTACTTATAATGGATCGACAACGCAAGACGCTGCAAATATTTTTTGTGCAGTTTTTGGTGGGAATTAGTTATGTCAACACTTAAAGTAGAAACTATTCAAGATACAAATGGTGCTAATCCATCGACAGCAGAACAGATGTCAAAAGGTAGAGCAAAAGCTTGGGTAAATTTTGATGGTGAATTTGGCACATCTCCTTTTACCACTGCAAATGGAGGTATTCGTAGTGCATTTAATGTTTCATCGGTTACTGATAACGGAACAGGTGATTATACAGTTACTTTTTCTAGTGCAATGCCTGATGCAAATTATGCAGTTGCGTTGAGTATTAAAGAAGATACAACAGACACTCCAGGATCAGGTGCAAGACCAATGATAAGAAGAGGTGCTGCGAATAATTATTCAACAACATCAGTAAGAATTATTAATTCTAATGTGAGTAGTGGTGCTGGTGTTGATGTTATGATTTTTAATATTATTATTTTTGGAGATTAATCAATGTCAACACTTAATAAATAAAAATAAAAAAAATGGCAAACTCTGATAAAAGAATAATTTACATTCAAGATAATGGTATGGTTGCTGTAATGACTCCTTCAGATAATTGTAGTTTGACTGTTGAGCAGATACAGGCAAAAGATGTTCCAGCAGGAAAAGCATCATATATAGTAAACAAATCAGAAGTTCCTACTGATCGAAGTTTTAGGGACGCTTGGACTTATACACCTTAACGATTATGGGATTTGGAATTGATATGGCGAAAGCCAGAGAAATACATAAGACAAACATCAGAAATGCAAGGGAATCAAAACTTGTTGATCTTGACATTGATTTTCAACGTGCACTTGAAGTTGGTGCTGCAACCACATCAATTGTTTCCCAAAAACAAGCTTTGAGAGATGCCCCTGCTGCTGCTGGTATAACAACAGCAACAACAGCAGAAGACCTTAAAGCACAGTGGGATACAAGTATTCTTGGTGATTCACCTTATATCTAGGAGGAAAAGATGGCAATAAAGGTAAGAAGTGGAGGACAATGGATTCCAGTTTCTGGAGGAGGAGGTGAGCCAATAGGAACTATCACCATGTGGGCAGGATCAGCATCAAGTATTCCAACTGGTTATCTCTTATGTGATGGAACTGCACTAAGTAGAGCAACTTACAGTGCACTGTTTGCTGCAATTGGAACAACAAATGGATCTGGTGACGGTTCGAGCACATTTAATATTCCTGATTTAACAGATAAGTTTATAGTTGGTGCTTCAAATAGTACTGGAGATACTACATATCCAGGTGTTTCTCCTTCTGCGACTGGTGGACAGAAAGATGCAAGTCTACCTAGTCACTATCATAATATGCCTGGTGATGACCAATTATATAATGCAAATGGTAAGAGTGGGGGAATACAATTTGGTACAACTCCCACATGGTCTAACACTTCTGATGATAATTTTAATTATGATGCTACATCAAGCCTCTCTGGTAGTGGTAAATTGTGGAGAACAACCACTGTAGGTGAGTCTGTAACAAATAAAAACTTACCACCATATTATGCACTTTGTTATCTTATAAAAGTACTTAATTCAAGGGCATCAATTACTCCAGGTCCACCAGGACCACCAGGCCCTGTTTCGACTGTTGCAGGTCCTCCAGGTCCTGCTTCGACTGTTGCAGGTCCTCCAGGTCCTCCAGGTCCTCCAGGTACTGCTTCGACTGTTGCAGGTCCACCAGGTCCACCAGGATCCACTACAACACCAGCAGTGGTTGCTTCTAATGAAACTAATCATACTGTGACTAGTAATAGTTACAGTACTTTTAAAACTGTGAATATTACACCAAGCACGTCGGGAACATCACTTTTGGTTGTGGTAAATGGTACAGCAGTGTCAGGAGAAGACGTAGACAATAGTATAAAAAATTGTCAGGTAAAACTTACGAGATCTGGCACTCAAGTAGGTGGCACCATTACATCAACAAGAAATGGAAGAACATTAAATATTATCTCAAAAGATAATCCTTCTCACAATGGTGGTCAAGTCAGTTATATCCTACAGGCAAGAACCACAGGTGGTGGTGATGAAGATCCCATCTTCCGTGCTTCAATGTTCATTTTTGAAGTTGTTTAATTTTAATTATTAAATTATGGAAACTTTGATACAAGTTATAAAAGTTCTTGAACCTAATGAGGTTGAAGAACTTAATAATTATATTGATACACTTAAATTTGAAAAAAGCACCGTATTTGGTGACTTTGAACCAGACAATCCAAAATCTGATCCTAATATAAGAACAAGTTCTGGAACTGCTCTTTTAGAATCACATGAACTAACAATAAATTTTCATAATAAAATAAATTTAGGTTTAGATGAATATAAAAGAAGAGTTCAAAACATTCACCATAATTTTTCTTTTTATCCAGTGCCTGGTGGATATGGTACAAAATCATGGAGAGAAGGTATTCAAATATTACAATATGAAAAATCACAAGAATATAAGTTTCATCATGATGTTGCTGACTATAAAGAAAAACAGGAATTTTATAGAACAATATCAGTTATCGTTTATTTAACAGATGACTTTGAAGGTGGTGGAACTTCATTTCCGCATGTAACATATAAACCTAAACCTGGTTATGCTTTGATATTTCCCTCAAATTGGTGTTATCCTCATGCTGGTGAACCTGTAACTGAAGGAATCAAGAGAGTTGCTGTGACTTGGTATTATGTTGAACGAAATTAACTCAAATTTGAATACATAAATAGAACATAGAATCATAGTAGAATTATTGTGTCATGCCACTGAATAAGTTAGATAATTTCTTAAAAAACGTAGAAGGTCGTATTCTTTATGTAAGTCCAAGTGATTTAGATGCAAGTGATGCGATGTCAAATCAGGGTAATTCCCAAGCAACACCATTTAAAACTGTTCAAAGGGCACTGATTGAGTCAGCAAGATTTTCTTATGTTCAAGGTAATAATAACGATATAACAGAAAAAACAACAATATTATTGATGCCTGGTGAGCATATTATTGATAATAGACCAGGATACAAGATAAAAAAAATAGATATAAACACTGCACAAGTTTTAAATCAAGCAGGTGGAATTGTTTCAACAGACTCATTGTCTTTAAATTTAGACTCTAAGTTTGACCTTACAGCTGAAGACAATATTTTACACAAATATAATAGTGTTCATGGTGGAGTTATTGTTCCAAGAGGAACTTCAATTGTTGGACTTGATTTAAGAAAAACAAAAATTATTCCAAAATATGTTCCAAACCCAACAGACCCATCAGTTCCTAATTCTGCAATTTTTAGAATCACAGGTGCCTGTTATTTCTGGCAATTTTCTGTATTTGATGGAAAGGAGAATGAATTAGTATATACAGATAATACAACATTCACCAGCAAATTAAGCACTCCTACTTTTTCACACCACAAATTAACAGTATTTGAATATGCAGATGGAGTAAATTTAAACGAACAAACAGAATTAACAGATTTGAACATGTATTACCATAAGCTTTCATTAGCTTATGGTACTGCAACAACGAATCGAAATATTGTTGACAAGTTTCCTGCAAGTACTGATGGTTTTGCTGCAAGAAGACCTGAATTTGAAATTGTTGGTGCATTTGCGGCGGATCCAATTTCAATTACGAGTCTCATATCGGGTGATGGATCAAACGTATCACCTGTTGTAACTGTAACAACACAACAGGATCATAATCTTGATGTAGGAACCCCAATTAAAATATCTGGTGTTATTCCTCTTGAATATAATATTTCAGCAAAGGTAACAAGTGTCAGTGCGACTAATAAAAAAGTGTTTACATATGCTCTCGATGATGTTCCTGATGAGTTATTAGCAACTGCCTCTAATGTAAGTGGTGCAACTGTGACAGTTGAAACCGATACAGTTGGAGGAGCATCACCTTATATATTCAACATATCGTTGAGATCTGTTTATGGTATGAATGGTATGCATGCGGATGGATCAAAGGCAACTGGTTTCCGTTCAATGGTTGTTGCACAATTTACTGGAGTTTCATTACAGAAAGATGATCGTGCTTTTGTAAAATATAGTAAGACAGGTAGAGATTATGGTGGATTGAGCATAACCCCAGTTTTTGATGAAAGACTTTCATCAGAATCATCTGCAACTGACACCGAGAAAGTATTTCACTTAGATTCTGATGCAATCTATAGAAATGGATGGGAGACAAGACATGTAAAAATATCAAATGACTCTGTATTACAAATTGTATCTGTATTTGCAATTGGATATGGTATTCATTTTGAAGCAAAATCGGGTGCCGATGCTTCTATCACTAACTCAAACTCTAACTTTGGTCAATTAGCACTTGTATCTGATGGATTTAAGAAAAATGCATTCCAAAAAGATGATCGAGCTTTCATTACTCATATATTACCACCAAGGGCAATAACTTCATCTGAAGAAAATATTGATTGGGTTACCATAGATATTGATAAAACAAAAACTGTTAATAATGATAAAAGATTATATTTATTTGGATTTACCTCTGAAGATATATTACCACCATCAGTGACTCAGGGTTTCCGAGTTGGTGCCAAAGTTAATGATGTTTTATTTGTAGATATTGCTGGTGTAGAAAAATCAGCAAATATTTTGATGGAGGATGGCACTGCCACACCTTCATTGTCCAGTGTCAAAACAATAGAGGTTGGAGAACCATCTGGAAGTCTGTTTACAACATCGGATGGATCAGCACATAAACTATCAACAGGTGAAAAGGTAATTGTTATCAGTGACGATGGTGATTTACCAGAGAATTTGGATGAAAAAACAGTATATTTTGTTATTGTTCCTACAGGATCCACTAATACATTTAGATTAGCATCCTCAAAAACTAATGCAGATAATTCTGAGTTCATCAGTGTATACAAAGGAACAAATCTAAAAGTATTAAGTCGTGTCAGTGATAAAGATTCTGGTGACTTAGGACATCCTGTACAATTTGATGGAACACAATGGTTTATTAATGTTCAAACAGGAAACAATATATTTACAAGTATTGCATCACTCACTGGCAGAACCGAACCATCATTCGTAAAAAGAATCTCAGACACGAGATCTCTTGATGAAAAAATTTATAAGGTTAGACTTGCAATACCAAAAGAAATTTCAAACTCAAAGAATCCAGAAAACGGTTTTGTAATTCAAGAATCAAGTTCAACTGGTGTTCGAGGATCTTCTGATTTTACTAAAAATGATGCTCTTACTAGATCAGATTTTGAATTTCAGAGAAATCCTAGATTTATTAGTAGTTGTACGTTCAATAATGCAACAGATATCATCACAATTCAAGCAGAGAGACCTCATAATTTACAAATAGGTGATTTAGTTACCATCAAAAATATTAAAGATGGTGGTTCGGGTGGTAGTGCTTTGGGTGAAGATGATAAAGGATATAATGGAGAATTTACTGTTAAAAACATACCAAACAGTTTAACATTTGAGTATGAAACCACAAGAGATAATTTAGGTGCTTCTGCAACAAATGATTTTAGTATAGAGGATATATCTCTTCCTAGATTTGAGAGGACTGATCTAAAATCAAATATTTATTTGTTTAGAAATACATTAGTTTCAGAATATATTGATTCCACACAAGATGGTGTTTATCAAGTATTTGCTCTTAATTCCAGTAATACCATTCAAGAGGAATATACTAATTTAAGTTATAGTCAAAATGTAGTTGATTTATATCCTCAATTAGATCGAGATAATGTAAATGAAAATCCCCAAGCATCTAAATCTTTTGCTGTAAGATCTCCTTTGGGACAGGTAGTTACAAACGATCCTTTAAAGAGTCTCACAAGAGAGACAAATGATAAATTACTTAAATCTATTGGAATAGGTCAACCTTTATTCTCATTCACAGACAATACTACAACAGGGATAGTTTCATTTACTACTGAACATAATTTTGCGGGTATAATGACTGCTACACTTCACTCTGGTGGAGCAAACTATACACCAAATTCTGGTGTGGCAACCTATCGTAATGTAAAAGTATTCAATAGTACTACTCAAAACGATTCTACATGGAATGGAACATTATCTGATGTCATAGTTTCCAATGGTGCTGTAACATCATTTGAAATTACAAATGCTGGATCTGGTTGGTCTGCAGGAAATAAAGGATATTTTGATGCAAATCGAATAGGTGCTGGTAATGGAGTAGCAATTTTGGATGGTAATATTTCTGGTGCAGGTTTAACATCAGGAAACATTGGTGTATCGAGTGATTTAGTTATTCAATTTACAGGTTTAGGAACAGCATCCGACTCATACTTTAGATTAAAAGAAGTAAACGATAAGAAACAGATTACAATTCATAAAACAGGTGCAGATGTTGATCCTATACCAGATCAATATGCATTTACAGTTAGTTCATCATCTAAGGTAGATACTGAAAGTTTCTCAGGTGGGTTAAAAACTATCACAACTTTTGAACCTCATGGACTTGTTGCTGGAAATAGATTCCAATTAAATAATTCATCAAATATTAACCAAGGTTCATATATTGTTAAAACAAAAGTTGGTGTCACAACATTTACATTTGAGTTAGCATCCGATATAAGTGTTGATAATGGATTCATACTTAAACATGGATTATCAGCAAATGACGGTGTATCAGATTCTGGTCAAGAAAATTTATCAATTCGTGGTGTAGAATTATTTGACAATGAACATGCAAAATTAAGTGCTCAGATGGGATCAGGTGTTGGAATTGCTACTGTTGATACTACGAATACACATAATTTACTTCAAAGATTCCCATACGGATCATATTTACTAATTGATGAGGAGATACTTCGAGTATCTACAAATACTTTACTTGGAGTTAATAATGATCAAGTTTCAGTAATTCGTGGAGTTTTTGGTACGGTTATTAAAACTCATGCAACTGGATCACTTGTTAAGAAAATTAAACCATTCCCAATTCAATTTAATCGACCATCAATTTTAAGAGCATCAGGTCATACATTTGAATATCTTGGTTATGGTCCTGGTAACTATTCAACTGCACTACCACAAGTTCAGGTCAAAACAATTTCTGAGAAGGAAGAGTTCCTATCACAATCACAAGAAAGAGCAGGTGGTGCTGTTGTTTATACTGGAATGAACAACAAAGGTGATTTCTATATTGGAAACCAGAAAAAGTCAGCACTCACAGGTGAGGAGACATCTTTTGATACTCCGATACCATCAGTTACAGGTGAAAATCCTGGTAGATTGAGTGTTGTATTTGATGAAACAACAATCAAAGAAAGACTTGTAGTTGAGGGTGGTAAATCTAAGACATCATTATCTGAATTTGATGGACCTGTTACATTTAACAAGGAAGTTCAACTTAAGGATGCAGTTAAAATCAAAACAACAACCGATTCCACAAGTTCAACAACAGGATCACTCATAATATCTGGTGGTGTGGGAATTGCAAAAACTGCCAATTTACCTGATGATGCTGCAATAAAATTTGGTAATGGTGGAGATTTAGAAATTTTCCACGGTAGTGGTGGAAATTATTCAAATACAAATGTTATAAGAACAACAAATACAAACACATTGTTAATTGAAGTAGCAAATGGTTCTGCTGGTCTAGCTGTCAATCATAGAACTGGTAATGATATTAGTAATTTCGACAACATGATCACTGCGAATCCTAATGATTCAGTTGATCTTTTCTTTAATGGTACACGTAGATTAAAAACCACAAACACAGGAGTTGTCGTAACTGGAATTTTAACTGCTACACAATTTAAAGGTGATGGATCTCAGTTAGACGGTCTTAATAATGCTCAATTATTAGACAGTGGTAGCACGGTTAGAGCAGCAGCCACCACATCTGGTTTAATTATATCAGGAATTACTACAGTTAACGGTAACATACAATTAGGTTCTGGCAACCCAGAAATAGAATTAAATGGTGGAGGTCCAAGATTTAGAGTTCCATCTGCAAACGTACTTACTATTCATACTGGTGGTGGATTTGGCAGTGACGAAAATGAAAGGTTGCGTGTTAACACAACTGGTATTACGGTCACAGGATCAGGTACATTTACTGATGATGTGATTGCATTTAGTTCATCTGATATAACACTTAAAAAAGATATATCACCCATAAAAAATGCACTTGACATGGTTAACAGTATTAGTGGTAATACATTTACTTGGAATACAGGACTGACACCATATGAAAATGGTACAAAGGACACTGGTATACTTGCTCAAGAAATTGAGGCACTTGGATTGCCTGGTGTTACAATTACAAGAGATAATGGTGTGAAAGCAGTTCGTTACGATAGATTAATTCCTGTTCTGATTGAGGCAGTTAAGGAATTAACTTCTAAAGTAAACTCTCTTGAAAACAAATAAATAACTAAAAAGGTAATGGCAAATTATACCAAATCATTTAATTTTAGAAACGGTGTTCAGGTCGATGATAGTAATTTTATTGTCAACTCTGTTGGATTGGTTGGAATTGGAACTACAATACCAGAAAAACGTTTAGATGTTCGTGGCAATGCAAGTATAACAGGGATAACAAGTTTATCTGGAGCAGTTGTAAGTGGAGTGATAACAGCAGGTAATATAAAAGTTGATTCAGTTTCAGGAATTGTTACTGCTACAAAATTTGTTGGTGATGCATCAGGTCTTACAAACATAGTTGCGATTGCAACAGATGGATTTATTGCAAATGCTGGTGGACTGTCTACCACCACCAATATTGGTATTGGTAGTGAAGTGCCAACAGTTCAATTAGATGTTCTTGGCAATTCTATATTTACAGGGGTCACTACTTTCATAGGAATCACTTCAAGTATTGGTACACTATTTGTAAATCAATTTGCTGCTAGTGGTATATCAACTTTTGATGGTAACATAGATGCAAATAAACATACAGTGCTTAACACTTTGGTTGTTGGTGGTATCACAACTTTTACAGGTTCTATTGATGCAAACGGTGGAGCATCGATTGATAATATTAATATTGGAATCACAGGTAATAATGAGATTGATACATCATCTGGTGATTTGACAATAGACTCTGCAACTGGTCAAACAGTTATTGATGATAACTTAATAGTATCTGGTATTGTAAGTGCGACTCAATATAGTGGAGCATCAAGTAGTTCAGTTAATGTGCAAAATGGAGTTAACATTTCAGGTGTAAGCACATTTAGTGATAATGTAATCGTAGGAACTAGTGCGACGGTAGGTGTTGGATCAAGTGTATTTCTTCCTGACAATGTTAAAGTATTTTTTGGATCAGGAAACGACTTAGCAATATATCATGTAGATGATAGTGGTGGACAAAGTATTATATCAGAAACTGGCACTGGAAATCTTCAGTTAAGAGGCACTGACATTCAATTAAGAAATGCTGATGGGAGTAAAATTTATTTAGAGGCAACAAATGCTTTAGGTGTTGATATAAGACATAATAATTCCACCAAATTTGAAACAATTGGAGCAGGTGTATCCGTCTATGGACAATTAAATGTTGCAAGTTTAAATGGTGGTGCGTCTGGTTTATCATCACACTTTGGATCATTGAGATATGGTAACGAGAGTGGTTCCGCACCATATAGTACAAGAAGGTCACTAGATTTAATTAATACTGATAGTGGAAATATTAACTACTATATTAACGCAAACGATTTATCAAATACAGGCAATTTCCATTGGCATAAAGGTTTTAATAATGCTCAGTTGATGACCTTAACTGGAATTGGTGGAAGTTTAGGTATTGGTATAACATTGCCAACACATAAACTCCACGTACAGGGTGATGCTAAAATATCAGCTGGTGCAACTTTTGGTGGAGATATATTTATTGCTGGTGATGTATCACTAACAGGATCAATTGAAGGAAATGTCACTGGTAATCTCACAGGTAATCTCACAGGTAATGTAAACGCAGCATCAGGAATATCCACATTCACTAATGTTTCTGCTGGAATTGTAACTGTAACTTCAATAAAAACAGATAAAGTAGGTGTCAACGTAAATGCTGGTTCTAACCCAGTTGAAATAAATTCAGGTAACAATAGAGTTTTTGTGTCTGCCACTGGTAATTTAGGAATCAGAACAGATGATACATTTGGAAATTCTTTATTTAATACTGGTGCAACAGTCTCATCCATAGTTGGTGTAGGGACAACATTAGCCAAATCAGCAGTTGATTTTGCTGATGCTGGAAAAGATATTACAGGAGCATTTGCAAACAAAATGTTTATGCTTCCACCAAAAATTACCACCGACCAGAGAGGTAATCTTACTGGTGTGACAGATGGTGCTTTAATATACAATACAGATGGAAATCAATTACAAGTTTATATCAGTGGGGGATGGGTCGGAATTGGAACCACTACAAGAGTTGACTCATAATGACATTACCAGGCGTTGGAAGTTCAATATCTTTTGATCAAATTCGAGCAGAATTTGGTGATAGAGGTGATAGTCGTTTAGGAAAATATCGCAGAGATGATCCTGATTTTGAAAATGCCTCACCATCTGGAAGCACATTAACAAATCTACCATTAGACACTGGTATACCAACATCTGGTGAGATTAAGTTTAGTGATTTTCGTGGTAAAAAATTAAATATGGTAGTTGATTATTACACCATTCCAGAAGGTCAAACAGATACAAGTAAAGAAGTAGAAGGTGATAATCAAATGGCTGCGACTTGGAGATATAATAATGTAGATACAAAAGTGATGGTTGTTGGTGGATTTAGAGAGAGACCTATTGGTTCACTTAATGGTAATTACAATCTGACTGCAGAAAATTGGCAAGGTGGTAAAAAAGTATTTGTAAACGTGAATCAAACTATTGGTGGTAAACAAGATGGAGATGTAACTGATGTTGCACTTAGAACTGGAGTTTGGCCAAGTGGCACAGAATTACAAGTGGATATAGGAGCATCAGGGTATCTGACAGGTGCAGGTGGTAATGGTGGTAGAGCAAATCAAGGTAATTCTAATGATGCCGATGATGGAGCAAATGGTACGAGTGCATTAGGAGTTGAATATGCTGCAACTATTAATAATAATGGTGTAATAAGGTGTGGATATGGTGGTGGAGGAGGTGGTAGTGGAGCCTCAAACGACCCATCAGACAAGAGCACCACTGACTTCGGACGATCTGGTGGTGGAGGTGGTGGTGGAGCTGGTCTCCCTGCTGGCACTGGTGGTGGAGGTGGTACTGGTGGTTTCAATGGTTCTGAACCCATAGATGGAGAAGCAGGTGATAATGGTTCATTATCTGCTGGTGGTGATGGTGGTGATGCTGGTGCAGAAGGAGGTGCAACTGGTGGTAAAGGTGGTGATGGTGGTGATTTTATTGCTGCTGCAGAAGATGGAGTACAGGGAGATAGAGCAGATGGTAGAGCATATCGAAGCACTCCTGGTGAACGTGGTCTTAAAGGGTCTGATGGAAAAGCTATATATTTTAGCAGTGAATCTATTGCAAACAATAGCACTATCACAGGAAATACTGTTGGTGGTAGAAATGGAGGTACTGCAAACGGTTCATTTAATTAATTATTATGCTCACTGATTTTATTACAATTTATGAAAATGCTATCACACCTGAATATTGTAAGGACTGGATAGAATACATTGATTACTTAAGAGGAGAAGGATTAATTATACAGGAAAGTACTAAGTTACATGAGCGAGATCATGAAACTATTAATTTTTCAAATGATGATTCTTTTGACTTAACTTCAACTGATAAGTTAGTAAGGAATTTTTTACCCTCTGTCAAACAATGTATAGATAATTACTTACAAGATTATAGTGTTTTAGGACAATCAAACTTTTTATTATATGATGTGAAGGCAAAAAGAATTCCGATTGGTGGTGGTTTTCATAAATGGCATTATGAAAATGCTTCATTTGAGACTGCTACGAGAAGATTTGTCCTTCAAGCATATCTCAATACAGTTAATGAGGGTGGTGAAACTGAGTTTTTATATCAAAATAAAAGAGTAAAAGCTGTTGAAGGAACAGTAGTTATTTGGCCAGCAGGGTTTACACACGTTCATCGAGGTAATCCACCAATAGGACAGAACAAATATATACTCACAACTTGGGGAATGTTGCAGCAATGAAGATGATATTTAAAATAGAGGAGTATTTACCTGAGACAAAACAGGTTGTGATAAGATATTGTAGACAAAATGCACCAAAATCAATATCTGATTACCCCGCAAAAACAACTACGACTGATAGATTTGATACTTCTTTTGATAATCAAAATTTAATTGAATCAATTGGACAGCATGGATATCAAAAAATATTGAGACAAGAAAAAAAAGAAGATATTTTACCAGTAAATTTACCCCACGAGATTCCAAATAGTGTGAATTTGGAGGATTATGTTGGAAAAATTATATCTGTAGATAGTGACAGTTGTACGAGAAAAATATCATCCCGAAAATTAAAAAAAATTGAAATTGAATGAATACTTTTAATCGAACATATCGAACTCCAAAATTCTTCTTGTGTACTCATCATGCAGAGGAAGAATTTGTTGGTTTTGAGGATTCTTCTGAAAGGCATGCACATTTTTTGTTTTGTGTATATGGTATTTTTAAAATTTTTGTACTAGATTTTGATTCTAATAAATCTGAAATGATTGAATTAAACTCATCACATCATAAAAAGTTATATGACATAACAAAATATTTAAGTTATCCTGTTGGTGTGAAAATGAATGAAAATACTAGAACTATCTCATTTAATCCTTGGAGAAAGAACGAGAAGTGGAACGGAAGATTGGTAGAAACTGGTATAGTTAAATCAAATCAAAATTATTCTTGTTTAATATGCTATCAAGGGAGTGTGAAAATAAATAATCAAACATTAGATGAAATGACATATTGTGACTTGAAAAAAGATAAAGAATATAATATAATAGTTGATGATAACAGTTATCTTGCATTTTTTGAACATGAAGAATAAAGAGGATCAAGAGTTAAAAAGATATTTAAATGATTACATTGATTCTGATGGTGTAAGAGATGCAAAAAATGTTGATTTAAAAAATTATGACCACGGAATATATGATCTTGAGGGATTTAATTCATATTTACATCGTAGAGATGGACAATTTCAAGTGCAAATATTTCAATTTCAATCTGATAAATCAGAAATGTTTGTTGTTCCAGAACACACACATCCAAACATAAATTCATACGAGATATTACTATCAGGTAGAAGAAATATGTTTTTTAGTCACTCTGGGAAATGGGTGTATCCAAAGCATCCCGATATTTATTACTATAAAAAATATAGATGTATAAGAGTTAATAATAATGATTTGCATGGTGCTGTTGTGAAACCAGAAAGAGAGGGTAAGTTTATATCAGTTCAACATTGGTTAAATGGTGTGAAACCATCTTGTGTTGGGTTGGATTATCAAGGATATGGTGTATCAAAGAAACAATCAGAGGTGGATGGAGTTCTATATGATGATAATTGTCCTCGAAATGAGAATGATATTCCCCAACGTAATTGGAGGATGGCAGCGAGTCTTGAAACTCGAAATCCATTCTCTTAAAATTTAAAATTATATACATACCTTTGTATGGTTTGTTCGGGAAATGCTATAAATTTTTAGAAGAGATCAGTTGGGAAACTGTCACAACCCTCTACACAGAGGGTTTTTTTGTGCTATAATATGTACATATCAATGAGTTTCCCATGCAACTAAGACCCCACCAAGAGCAAGCAGTTAAAGCAATGCTTCGTAATACTAAAGGTCAGATAATTGTTCCCACAGGTGGTGGCAAAACAATGTGTATGATTGATGATGCTATGAATGAATTTAGCAGATCATACGTCAATAAGACTATTGTGGTTGTTGCACCTCGTATTCTACTTGCCAACCAATTATCATCAGAGTTTCTTGAGTTTATTACGAATGTTGATGTAGCACATGTTCACAGTGGAGAGACACATCATTTCAGTACAACTAAAACTGATGAACTTGAAAGATGGTATCATAACAGCACCAAGAACATATTAATCTTCACTACATATCATTCACTACACAAGATACAAGAGTCACTTGATATTGAAGTTGACACCATCTATTTTGATGAAGCACACAACTCAGTACAGAAAAACTTTATTGAACCTGTAGAGTATTTCTCAATATATGCTGAGAGATCATACTTCTTTACAGCAACACCAAAGCATAGTCTCACACCTATGAAAGTTGGTATGAATGATACTGACATCTTTGGTAATGTTATATGTCAAGTACCTGCACCTAAGTTGGTCAAGCAAGGTTACATACTACCACCAAAGGTTGAAGTTTACAAGACCAGAATACTTGACAAAGATGAGTTGGTTGCAGACAGAGACAATGAGCAAATGGTAGATGCTATTGACAATCTTGACAAAGACAAAGTATTAATATGTGCCAAGTCAACAAAACAAATTGTTGCACTTGTATCACAGACTGACTTTGTAAAACAGTTGGCAGTTCGTGGTTACTCTTACATGTTCATCACATCTAAAACTGGTGCAGTTGTTGATGGGGAGAAAGTGGACAGAGAGACATTCTTTGATACACTTAATGAGTGGGGTAGAAATGACAAGAAGTTTGTTGTACTACATCACAGCATACTTTCAGAGGGCATCAATGTCAATGGTCTGGAAGCAGTCCTATTCATGAGATCTATGGATTACATCGGAATCTCACAAACGATTGGTAGAGTCATTCGTAAGGGCAATGCTGACAAAGTATTCGGACTTGTTTGCATCCCTGTCTATTCTAAGGTTGGTATCTCTACTGCAAGAAAGGTCGAAGCAGTTGTGGATACCATATTCAATCAAGGTCAAGCAGCAACTTCAGTTATCACAAGGTAGTCATGAATTTTATTGAACAGTTAGAAACAAAAGTGGATTGGAATCGAGTATTTGGAGTTGTTGATTCTTTATACTCAGATAAAGGATTCACATCAAATGCAGACAACTTTGCAAGGGCAACTATGGTAGAGAAAGCTTTGGACAAGTTTTCAGATATAGATAGAGTTGACCAGAATGGTTATGACTTTGAGTGGGAGGACAAGAAGATTGAACTCAAGATGGGTAAGAATCTTTTTTATAAAGTTAAAGACCCAAAAGCAACTAAAAAGTTCAAAGTTAAATCATTTTTAAGTGAGACAAAAACTGTAGAAGATTTTAGACAGATCAGTACATTTGATTGGTTACTTGTGATTGATCTTACAGCAAGGAGAGTTGTAGTTGTGGAAGATGAACACGCAAGAAGTTTGTATGAAGATGGTGCTGATGGTGCTATGATAGCACTCAAAGAAGGAGATTACTATGAGTGTAATATTGGAGAAGTCAATCCAATACTACCACCGATTAATCTATCATACTTATATCAACAAGCAGACCAACAATTTTTAGACTTTTAACATGAGTATAATAGTTTTAGTCACAGGAGGATTTGACCCGATACATAGTGGTCACATTGCTTACTTCAAAAATGCAAAAGAATTAAATCCAAATATACCATTATGTGTGGGATTAAATTCTGATGAGTGGTTGATTCGTAAGAAAGGAAAATATTTCTTACCGATGTCAGAGAGAAAAGCAATCGTTAAAGAACTCAAACCAGTTGATTTGACAATTACATATGATGATACTGATAACTCATCTAACATGGCAATATACAAGTGTTTACAAATGTATGATAAAGTGATATTCTGTAATGGTGGAGACAGAACAAACACAAATGCACCTGAGTATCTTAAATTCCAACAGAATGATAGAGTTATTTTTGAGTGGGGTGTTGGTGGAGACAACAAGATGAACAGCAGTAGTTGGATTTTAAATGAGTTTTTAAGAAGATGAGAGACACAATTTTGTATGGAGATTGTCGAGAGACACTCAAACAATTCGATGAGCAAGCAAGGACTTGCATTACATCCCCACCATATTACGGATTGCGTGACTATGGTGGAGAAGAAAACCAAATTGGTCAGGAACAAACACCTGATGAATTTATTGAACAATTAATTACAGTATTCAAGGAGGTTCGCAATGTGCTTACAGATGATGGAACTTGTTGGGTTAATCTTGGGGATAGTTACTATAACTACAGACCTGGAAAAGGACAAGGATTACCA